GGACGAACTCGTTTCTGTTGTTACAAAAAGAATCGAAGCGGAAAAACAATTATCTGATATACAAGTCAAAACAGCGGAAATCGAGAAGAAAAAGGTCGAGGAAAGAAGTGAGGCGGAAAACTCACTTTTCAATGAGTTATCGTCTAACTTCACGAAACTCAAGGGTGAAATTGAAAAATATGCGGATACTGAAAGAGATATAGGAAAAAAGCATATTGATGCTTTCTCCAGTATAGAAAAAGAGATCATGAAGGTCGCTGGTTCTTTCGGAGAGAGTTCCGATGCGGTAATGAAAGAGGTGCTGTCAAGAAATGAGAGTGCCAAATCCGCAAAAAATATGAGTGAAAAATTTAAGGATGCCCTGAATCTGACCTCTGAAGGTGTTAAAATTGGAAAAGAAAATATTGCGGCGGCTAAGGTTTCCGAAAAACTTCGTGATGCTTCTGGTAAATTTGTAAAGAAAAAAGATAAAGAGGACGGAATAATGGGTCCTCCGAAGCCAGAGGAAAAAGTAGATCCTGCAAAAGCCGCTTCGGACGCTAAGATGAAAGCGGCTGTGCTGAGTATTGAAAGTTTGCTCAGTGAGGGTGTTACTGCGGAAATGAATGAAGCCGATAAGACTAAAAAGATTCTCGAAAACTTGAATGTGGCGTTGGAAGACGAAAATAAACTGAAAGAACTCACCAATAAGCAACTGGGTGTGATTGAAGAGGCTTTGGCAAAAGATCCAGAAAACAAAGAACTCAAGGAGATCGCAAGTCAACTCAAAGGTGATGCTCAGAGCCAGAAAGAATATAATAAAAAGAGTATCGAGCAACAGGCGAATCAAACTGAAGTCCAAAGAAAACAAGCATTAGCCGCTTCCGAGGCGGGTGCTGAAGAAGGGGCTAAGAAAAAGAATTTTGCGGAATTAATCGCAGGTGGAATTGATAATATCACAGATGGCATAAAAGAGATGAAGGGGTATTTTGCCGAAACTAAAGGCGGCGGAATTCTTGGATTGATTAAGAAGATTTTGATAGTTGGAGCGTTTACTTTGGGTGCGTTTGTGGGGTGGATTCAAGGTAAAATTGCGATGATTTCTACTGTATTCAACCTGACATTTGGTAAAATTGGATTCATATCGGGATTGGTTCAAAAAGTAAAAACATTTTTGAGCGGTTTCGGTGGAAAAATTTTAGGTGCTTTGTTCGGTGAAGGATCTTTTATAGGAAAAATCATAACCAAACTCGGTGCGTTTTTTGCACCAATAAAAACAATCGGAAGTTCCTTGGGAAGACTTTTGGGTTCGTTTGGTTCATTTGGTTCTTCCATCATGGGATTTTTCAAGTTTATACCGAGTTTGGTAGGCGTGTTTAAAACCGCCTTGAAATTATTTAAGCCTATCGGAATCATATTGGATCTCATAACTATTTTTGTTGGTGCTTTCAAGGGATTCCAAAAAGACGGAATAGCGGGAGCGGTCAAAGGTGCTATTGCAGGTGTCTTGCAGGTTTTAACATTTGGTTTTATCGACTTCAAGAAAATGTATAAATTTGTGGACGAGGTAATTGGACCCGCAATTAGTTTTATCGTAACAATGATAAAAGTGATGTTCAAGCCTTTCATAGAAGCACTAAAACCTGTGTTTGACGCATGGAAGGGTGGAAACTTCGGTAAAGTCATAGTTCAGGCCATGCGAGCGTGGCTTGAATTCCTGATTCCGCTCTTGGGTCCGTTTGGGTTTTTATTGAAACCAATAGCAAATTGGTTCCGAGACAACCAAGATACTTTGGATAAATTTGCACACAATATAAACGAATGGCTCGGTTGGTTTGGTGAGGGTTGGCGTGTGTTCAAAGACAATATGGGAGAATTGTGGACGGAACTCAAAGATTTCCTTAGTGATTTTGGAATTGATGTGTCTGACTGGTTTAAGTCCGAAAAAGAAGAGCGGCAGGAAAAGGCAAGACAGAATATTAAGGATTTTATTTCTGGAAAATCAGAAGAATTTGCTGGTGCTGATTTTTCAAAGATGTCAAAGGAACAAAGAGCGAGTGCCATATCCGACATGGAAAGAGCGCAACGGGCGGCGGTTGATTCTGGCGATTTGAAATCCGCTGAAAAATTTAGACAGGGTTTGGCATCTGCTCGTGCGGCGGAAGCGTTGGATGCGGGCGACTTTAGGTCTGATGAGGAAAGACAAAGCCTTTCGCAAATAATGACGGGTGAGAAATCAGTCCGTAGTTGGCCAAGTCCATATAATCCTAAAGGACAAAAAGAGTTTTTGAGTTATTTGTTGCAACTGAAAAATAATCCAGAGATGATTGATAAACTTTCTTCTCCAGAAAGAAAAGCCCTGATGAATGATATGGACGGGCTTATGGTTTCGAAAGATTTCACAAACGCAGGTGGCGTATTGGAAGTCATGAGCGATATAAAGAAGCGACTTCGTGTAAGTGCAACATCTGGATATGAAATGCAGACAATGGGTCGGGGTAATATGCCTGGTTCTCAACTTGTTCCCCCGACCATTCCAAATTATGCAAGCGGAATCTCTCCTGCGGCTCAGGCTTTGTCGGATGCTCAGGCTAATAAACTTGCAACATCTCAAAAGCCAGTCGTTCAGCAGGCTGTGATACAAAACAGCCAAACAAGACAAGACACTACCGTCATGGGAGTGAATCACAGAACGAATCCCGATTTGACATACCGATCAAGTCAATACAGAGAATTCCCGATGGCGAAATTCTAAAAACGAAAACGGGGGCCGAAAAGCCCCCGTCTTCCTTCCATCATCCCACTCTTCTCAGTCCTCTTGGGCGAGTTTCTTGAAGTAGGACATTGCGTCCTCTTCTTCCTCGTCAGTATCCTGTTGCGCCGCCTTCTTGGTCGGGGTGAACGGAGGCTTCTCGTCCTTCTTGGAGGAAGGACCGAAACGCTTGTCAATGTCCTCGTCCACATTCATCTTGGAGCGGAAGTCATTGGGTTCCGCTGATTCGGCCTTGGCCGTGGCGTTGGAGTTCTTGAGAACCTTGTCCAACTTGGCCTGAAGTTCCTCATACGACTTGAACAACTTGGGGTCGGTGAACTCGCCAAGCGGGTACTGCGACTTCCAAATCTTCTCCATCTTGGCCTCGTCCTCAAGCAGGGGAGCCTGAGCGGTAAAGCGTGAGTCCTTGTAGGTCACATAGCCGTTGTCAATATGCGCCTTCAACTTGAAGTTCGCACCCGTGAAGAGGTTGAACGGATTGAACTTGGGGTCATCTGGGTCGCTTGGGTTGATGACGGCGAGAATCTTGTCATAGACCATCTTGCCGTACTTATACAGGAACACCTTACCCTCGTTGTCACGATTGGAGGGGTCGCTGACCACATAGATGTTGCTGATGTAGTTCACCTTGCGCTTGCGGTCACGGGCAATCTTGCGGCTCGGGTGGCTGTCGTCGCCGTGCGACTCCTCCCAGAGTTCGTTGTTGGCCTCGCACACGGGACACTTCTGTCCGATGGTTGTGGGGCAGTTCTCAATCAGCCAACCGCCTTTGCCTTGAAAGTGGTGGGTGTAGATGCGAACTGCGGGGTCGCTCTTGCCGTCAACCTGAAGGAAGCGGATGATGGCTGAACCGTTGCCAGTCTTATCACGCTCCAGAGACCAGAAGCGGGGGTCATCATATGACTCTCGCTTGCCGCCCTGCTTCTCCAAACTCTTCTGGAGACGCTCAAAATCCGATGCCGTATTCTTCTTCATATCTGCGAACGATGACATATCTTTTGCTCCTTTTATGTCTGCCTTGTCTGCCGAAATTGGCTTTGGCACATAGTATACGAGTTCACGATTTAGTCAAGAGGCAACTTGTTTGATTTTCTTTTGCCCCGAATCATATTCAACGATTCAAATTCATTCTTCAGTTTTTCACGGATAGGCTTGGACAGCAACTTGGCCGCCGACTGAGGCTCTATCTCATACTTCTCACAGAGTTCCATGATGGCTTCCAAATAACCGCCTTCCTTCTTGTTCTTGGCGATTTCCTCCACCTCCTTTGAGAAATCGTGAAACAAATTTACGACTGAACCCATTACAGCACTCCTTGTTCTTCGTCCAGTTCCTCTTGGACGGGCATAGATGAAATCTGACTGACCCAACGATTCACGGCGGTTTCAAACTCGTCGTGCGTGAGCAACATTCCCACCTGCTCGCCTCTGTCGGTCATGAAGCGAATACAATGGTACTTCTGCGGCTTGACTTCGGCGGGAGGTGCTTCCTCCTCGGCCTTAGCGAACAGTCTTTTCAAAAAGTTCATTTGCTTTCTCCTGTACGGCCTTGAATGAGTTCTTCTCCCAATATCCCTTCGCCACCTTGAGCATGGACTTGCGATACTGCTTGGGGTTGCGGACGAACTCCTGAAGCACGCCGTCATCCGTCAACATCAGGATGACAACCTTGTTCACGGGCTGTCCGTATATCTCCTCCCACATCATTGAGTAGGCCGTGGTTTGATGGAAGTAGTTCTTGATTTGCGATTCGGTCTTCTCTTTGGACGAGGACTTGAAGTCAATGATGGCAATCTCGCCGTCATAATCACCCACGCAGTCCACCCGACCCGCCATGAGAATCTGGTCGGAGAAGAGCGTCTGTTCAATGGCATGAATCTTCGTGATGCGGTCAAGGTAGGGACGGATTTCCTGAAATCTCGCCCGTGCGAGAGGAATCTCGGGAAGTGTTCCCTCCTTGAGATACTCTTCAATGTTCGTATGAAGAGCGTTCCCACGGGCGCACGCACGCCTTGAGATTTCGGCGTTCTTGGGGTCTTTGCGCCAGTTGGCCCAAAACTCCTCCGTCTCATGGTTGACCACGGTCGTTACGGACGGATACCACTTACCCGTGTTTGGCGAACGATAGTATCTGCCCGACTCTGTTTGTACCGATTCAAGTTTGTGTGTCATGATTAATAGTCAGGCATCGTGTTGCGAGGATGCGCCTTCTTGATTTTGGAAATGACTTCCTTGAAGCCCTTGTCCACTTTCATCCCACGCCCACCACCCGTGCCCAAGCGGATTGGGTCGCAAGCCGCAGGAGCCGTGCCGAAATATTGTTCAACCTTCTTCTTACCACACGCAGGACAAGGTTTCTTCGTCGGCTTCGCACGGTCGTTGACCCTTTGAAACTGCTCAAACTTGTGGTCGCAGGCATTACAAAAATATTCGTAATTCGGCATGGTGATATTTAGGTGGGCTTGTTGCTGTGTCTTACGCTCTTCACGACTTCAACATCATTCTCCTTGACCCATTGATAGTCAGGTCCCCAGATAGGTGAGTATGTGCTGACCAAGTACTGCTTGCCGTGTACGGGGTCATCTTCAATACGACGAACGGTGGCAACCTTGCCCAGAGAACGAACATACACCTTCATGCGTTCACGCTCTTGATTACTCTGATTGTTCTTCATACACAAATCCTTTCTTGGGTCAGAATGTACCATGTCCTAAAACTTTGTCAAGTGGTCGCCTAAATAGAATCACATAAAAGGAGTTTATCATGACGCTGACGATTCCCGAAATTCTGGAAAACATCAAGAAAGACGCAAATGGTCCTGATGATTTTGTTCGTGGTCTTCGGATGAATAACACGGCGGGTATGCGAGCGGTCATTATCTTGGCGTTTGATGAATCGCCTTTGTACCGCAATGACCTCCCACCGTTTACAGCAGACGGCAGTCCCGAAGGTCTTGCTCCGACAAGTATCTATTCCGAAATCAAGCGGTTCTATCTTTTCAGAAAAGATTACAACCTCAACATTCAACGCAAGGATGAAATTCTCACTCAGATTCTTGAGTCCGTAAACAGCAAGGAAGTGACACTCATTCGTTCTCTGTTTGAGGGAACCTTTGCGGAGACTTACGGCATCAGTCGGGACATCGCCATGAAAGCATTCCCCGACTTGTTCTCTAAAGTTGTCAGCCGCTGAGTCCAAATCGGGCGAGGAAAAAAGCGTCTACCACATCTGACACGGGGTTACCACAATTTTTCATATTCGGGGTCATCTCCTTCATAAGGTCAACCCCTGTCAGTTCGGTAAATGCTTGGTGCATGGCGTTCTTGTCGGAGTTGCCCTTTCCAGAGGCGAACTTCTTCAGGGTGGTCGGGGGGACGGTCTCGTATCCGTACCCAAGGTTCCATATCTTATGTTTTAGGAGGCCGCAGTTCTCGGCGATGTGGAAGACCCGACCCTTGGCCCCCATCGCATAGTCCTCTATGATGATGCGACCCTTCCCAAGGCTTCTAATGGCCCAGGAAGCGATTCTATCGAAGCGTTCCTCCTGAGACTGATACTCGGGATAGGGGTCGCCTATGACGGTTATATGGCCCACCTTGGAGTCGTACTCGTGGGTCTGAAGGTGGCGTTGGGTGTCTGTTAGGAAGCGGATAGTGTACACGCCGTCAATGACTGAACAGACGGCAGGCGAGGTCATGGAATAGTCCACCCCGTACACCTTCATGTCATCAGTATCTATTGACAAAGGATTTTCGGTCGGTATACTCATGCCCATGAACATTCAGCAAATCAGAGAGATGGCGGACATAGACTTGAAGATTGACGGCACGGAACTGGCCGATGAGTCTATCCGCATTCCCCAACTTCACGGTAAATATCTTAGTATTTATCACGATGAGACCCTGATTTTGAGAAAATACGAAATGGACTTTCAGGTCTTAAGGAAGCAGAAGTGGGAGTATTACACAGGCAAGATGTCTCAGGACGAACTCAAGGAACTCGGGTGGGAGCCGTTTGACCACCGAATCCTTCGCAACGACTTGGACTACTACCTTGAGTCCGATGCCGAACTCATGAAACTTCAGTCCAAACTCGGAGCGCAAAAAGCCAAGGTTGATTATCTGGATTCGCTCATCAAGGGTATAAATAATCGCCAATGGATTATTCGAAATGCAATCGACTTTTTGAAATTTAAATCGGGGGTGTCATGAAACTTTTGACTGTTTGTACTGAATCACACAAAAAATTATTGAACGACTACTTTCTTCCTTCTGTTCCAAAGGGTTTTATTCCCGATGTCGCATATGAAGAACAAATTGGTTCTGGTTTGTATGACGAAGACGGGTTTCGTCTAACAACAATCAAAAAACTATCAAACATCGTTAGGAAAATAAAAGAGAGTGCAGAACCATTTGTATATGCTGATTGTGACATTGTATTCAATAAAAATTCAGATATGCTCGGTGCTGTAAATACATTACTTCAAAGCGATTATGATATACTTGCCCAAAGAGATGGGCGAAATGTTTGTACGGGTTTTATGATAATTAGACCAAATAGAAAAACTGAAATGTTTTTTCAGGCGGTAGTAGATTTGATGAATCTTCCCGAAAGTAGGGAGCGAATCAAGAAAGATATAAACTACCACGATCAAGTTGCTTTCAATGAATTCTATGCGTCTGACTCTCGAAAAGAAATTGAGCGTCCTAAAGTCGCACTCTTAGATGCCAGAAACGGATTCGGAAATCTTAGTCATATTCAGTTCGGTGTGATTTGGGAACCAAACAACGACATTTTTATCAAACACGGAAAGCAATTATCAGCACAATATCTCTGGCACGCCAATTTTGTGGTGGGTGTGGAAAACAAAGCGAAAATGCTTGAGCAGGTTCGAACATACGCATTCAGCAACTAAATTAAGAACCCCTAAATACCCGTGAATGGGTGTGATAGAGGTTCGTCATGTGAATTCGGCCCATGTCCGTGTCATTGCGGACAAGGATGTTGCCACAGAACTTCAGAGTTTTTTCACCTTTGAAGTGCCTGGAGCCAAGTACACGCCCGCATACAAGCGTAGGGTGTGGGACGGAAAAGTGCGGTTGTTTAATGCCTACTCGGGCATTCTTCCCGCAGGTCTGTTGGACTACCTCGCAACCTTCGCCCAAGAGCGCAAGTATGTGATGGAGGTTGACAGCCAGATTGCGACACCCGAAGTCAAGGTGGACTGCGACAAGGCGAAAGACTTCATCAAGGCACTCCATCCGACCTCACACGGCGAAGAGATTGAACCGCATGACCATCAGGTTGATGCTTTCTGTCACGCCGTGAACCAGTCACGATGCGTGATTCTGTCTCCCACAGCAAGCGGTAAGAGCCTCATCATCTACAGCCTTGTCCGCTATTACCAGAATGTCATCTCGCCCGCACGCAAGATACTCATTGTTGTTCCCACCATCTCGCTCGTCACGCAAATGTATTCGGACTTTGATGAATATTCGGAGAAGACGAAATGGTCGGCGCACAAGAACTGCCACAAGATACATGGCGGTGTTCCGAAGTTGACAGACCGCCAAGTGGTCATCACGACATGGCAGTCCGTATACAAGATGCCACGGGCATGGTTTGATAACTTTGAAGTGGTCATCGGGGACGAGGCGCACCTTTTCAAGGCCCAGTCGCTCACGACTCTGATGAACAAGTTGGTGGACTGCCCCTACCGCATCGCACTCACGGGAACGCTTGACGGAACCAAGATTCACAAACTCTGTATTGAGGGTCTGTTTGGGCCGTCTCGCAGGATGATTTCCACACATGAACTGATTGAGAGGAAACTGATTTCCTCGTTGAACATTGAGTGTATTCTACTGAAATATCCCCCAGAGGTCAGACAGGTCATCAAGGGCCTGACCTATCACGATGAGATTGACTGGATAGTTCAATGTGAACCACGCAACAAGTTCATCGCCAACTTAGCGTCATCGGTGAAGGGGAACACGCTTGTCCTTTTTCAGTTCGTTGACAAGCACGGCAAACCCCTGCACGAGATGATAGAACGGGTGGCACAGGGTCGCAAGGTGTTCTTTGTGGCGGGAGAGACCGAAGCGGATGACCGAGAGTCCATCCGAAAGATTGTGGAGAAGGAGACCGATGCCATTATCGTGGCATCCTATGGAACTTTTTCTACTGGCGTGAGTATAAGAAGTCTGAAGAACCTCATTTTCGCCAGTCCGTCCAAGAGTCGCATTCGTGTGCTTCAGTCCATCGGTCGGCAGTTGAGAAAGAGTGAGAACAAGGACTCAGCGAAACTCTATGACATCGCCGACGATTTGCATTGGAAAGACCACCCTAACTACACCATGATGCACTTCATCTCAAGATTGAAGTTGTATGATGAGGAAAAGTTCCCACACAAGATTGTAAAAATACCTTTGGCTATGTAAGGAGATAATCATGTATCCAGTTCGTTTGGTCAAGTTGGTGACGGGAGAGGTGTTGATTGCGGGAATCGCCGACACCACCAATCCCCATGAGAACGGCGGCATCTACACGCTTGAGTGTCCCATGACCATCATGCACCTTCCCACTCGGAAGAAGAAGGGGAGCAAGACCATCATGGAAACGACTATCTTCATGAAAAACTGGATGGAGTTCTCCCAAGATGAAATGTATATCGTTCCGAAGTCCGCTGTCATCTGCATCTCCATGCCAGATTCAACGATGGTGAGGGACTACCACTCGGCAAAAGCGAACTTTGACTATGAACTTGATGATGTTCAGGACGAAAACGAGCGAAGGCAGGATGATGAGTTCGGTGATGGGGAAGGTGGGGAAGATGATGACCATCCACCTCCGCCTTTTGAGTGAACCGCCCTTTAGTCTACCTATAGTCTCTATTGAGACTTAATAGACTATCTTGTATTATAAAAAGAGTATATTTAATCTCTATAGAGACTATATGTCCCTTATAGGACAAGGGTATGTAGGTCTGAAAATGTGTTTCTAATATTTGATTATAAAATCTTAGAAGATTTTTTATAAACCCCTTTACAAATCCCGATTTCCTTATATGATGTGCGACATGATAAGGAAGGAACCCATATGGCTAAACGGTCAAAAGAGAACCACTATATTGACAACGAGAGATTTCTCAACGAACTCATAGAGTACAAGAAGGCTGTCCGTAAGGCCAAGAAGGAGGGTACTAAGCCGCCTGGTGTATCAAACTACATCGGGCAATGTTTCCTTGACATCGCCAACAATCTCGCCAAGAAGCCCAACTTCGCCAACTACATCTTCAAAGAGGAAATGGTGTCGGACGGGATTGAGAACTGCATCATGTACACGGCGAACTTTGACGAGAAGAAATCCAGAAATCCGTTTGCCTTCTTCACCCAAATCATCTACTATGCGTTCCTTCGTCGCATCAGCAAGGAGAAGAAGCAACTCTTCATCAAGATGAAGTGCATAGAGAACAACGACAAGACGGGTCGCTTCAAGAACCAGATATTTGAGGACAACAGATACAGCGACGAGAACCTGAAGAGCGAGAACGCATACGCCCACTTCGTCTCTCTCAGCGACAATGACCTCAAGAACTTTCAGAAGGAAGACAAGCCCAAGAAGAAAGTCAAGAAAAAGCGTGTCAGCAAGAAGAAATCCAAGCGTTCTCTTGAGGATGTTTTTGAATGAAGATTGCCATCATTAACGACACACATTTTGGAGCCAGAAACGACAACCCCGTATTCCTTGAACACTTCATGAAGTTCTGGGAGGAGGAGTTCTTTCCCTATCTCAAGGAACACAAGATTCGCAGGGTCATTCACTTGGGCGACCTCATGGACCGCCGCAAGTATGTCAACTTTCAGACCCTGAATGTCGTGAACGAGCGGTTCATGAAGCCGCTTTACCACATGGGTGTGCGAGTGGATGCCATTCTTGGCAACCACGATGTGTACTATAAAAACACTAACAATATCAACTCTGTTCGGGAGTTGTTTTCCTCGGCTAATCATTGCCAAAACTGGTACATCCATCACACGCCCACCGTGATTGATGGCGACATCGCTCTTGTTCCGTGGATTACCAAGGACAACGAAAAGGACTGTTTGGACTTCATCGCCTCCAAGCCCGCCTCCGTACTCATGGGCCACCTTGAACTCAATGGCTACGAAGTGCTTCGGGGTGTTGAACATCATGACGGCATGGATGCGGGTCTGTTGTCAGCCTATGAAGCCGTTTACAGCGGGCACTTCCATTGTAAGCACAGTAAGGGTAATATCCACTATCTCGGAACCCAGTACCAAATCACCTTCAGCGACCTCAACGAGACCAAGGGTTTCCATGTGTTTGACACAGAGACCCGTGAGATTGAGTACATCCGTAATCCCCACCGAATCTTCACCAAACTGACCTACAACGACAAGACCACGGACTACTGCTCGCCCATGCTCAACCTGACGGAGTATAAGAATACATTCGTGAAGGTCGTGGTGGAGGAGAAGTCCAACCCGATGATGTTTGAACGGCTTCTTGAGTCGTTGAACGATGCGGGGTGCTATTCCTATTCGGTGGACGAGCGGGCGATTCAGGACAAGAACTCCAAGTCATCCAAGGTCGTTGACCTGACCAAGGATACCCTGACTTTGATATGCGATGAGGTTGACGGAATGGAGGGGGTGGAGGATGCCGCCCGCCTGAAGAACCTCCTGCGTGACCTGTACATGGAAGCATTGCACGCCTAAATATAGTGTATGTCTAAATCGTTTGAACAACTGCGTCAGGACTTGGGCGAGTGGACGGCTCCGACCGCACACACGGCACACACCACAGACCGAATGTCCGTTCGGACGGACAAGGCTTCCACAGCCAAGAGGCCGAGTGTGATGCAACTCCAAAAGAAGCAGTTCAGCCGCAAGGAAAGACTCAAGCGAGGCATACATGGTTTTACTTTGAATGACCCCACATTGGTTTAGGAGTATGATATGCAGTCCGAACAACCTTACTATGACGATGATGAAAGCGACTTCAGCAATGATGCAGACGGATTTGAATTTGATGACACAGACGATGATGCTGTTGCTGACGAGTCTTCCGAGGATGGTCAGCAAGTAGAGGCGAGTCCCGCCGACATCATTGACCTCATCGCCAACGAAAAAGCCGCCGAAGCAAAGCAACACATTTATCAGGCACTCTACTCCAAGGTCGGAGAGCGTTTAGATGCTATGAAGGCAGAGACACGCCAGAGCGCATTCCCGACTGAGCAGTAAAGTGAGGTTTTTATTATGAGCCAGAGTGAAGTCCAAGTGTTGGATAAGGGTTTCGTTCGTCTTGTTGATTGGATGGGTGATGACCTGACGGTTGTCAACGCCGCCCGTGTCTCTTTCCAGAAACATAGTGAAGGGGACGAGAACGGTGAGCCTACCGAAAGGGACAGGAAACTCATTCACTATCTCGCCAAGCATAAGCATTGGACACCCTTTGCTCATGCCACGGTCTCGCTTCAAATCAAGGCTCCGATTCCCATTCGTGCCCAGTTCGCCAAGCATACGGTCGGACTCGTGATGAACGAGGTCTCACGCAGGTATGTCGTTGATGAACCCGACTTCTATGTCCCCAAATGGCGTTCCAAGCCGACAGACGGGGCCAAGCAGGGCAGTTCGGACTTCATTCGGGACGAGTCTTTACATGACTTCAATACTCTCTACATCGGGATTGTGGAACAGGCTAAATTAGCATATGAGGAACTCCTGAAACAGGGCGTGGCTCCAGAACAGGCCCGTTTCATCATTCCTCAGGGGGTGTATACGGAGTGGTGGTGGACGGGTTCCCTCGCCGCTTTCGCCCGTGTGGTCGGCCTTCGTTCCGACCCCCATGCTCAATGGGAGATTCGGGAGTATGCCCATGCCTTTGAAAAACTGATTCAACCTTTATTCCCCATTTCATGGGCCGCTCTAATGAATAAATAACTCTCGTATCCCGAGAGACTGAATGCCTATAAAGTTCAATGAATTCTTTTCTGGTGGTGAAGAAGAGGAAAGCATCACCTATGCTTCACTCTCTGGCCTTGGCCCCCCAAAAGGAACCAAACTCCGACTCGTCAATGACGGGCTTATGGGGTTTGGTGCGGGTTCAGTATTCCGTGTCTCAACCCGAGTGGATTGCGAGGGCGGGGATATACACCGATATAAGGGCATCGGAGAAGCCTATCTTCTGGATGAAGAAGGCAATGCCCACATCCTCAAAGCAGGAACCGAAATTCTCAACTCTTCATTTGTGCTTCTCGCCGAGGAGACCGAACCTCAACAGGTTGCTGAGTCCTCCGAGTATGTTGCCGAAGAGCCTATCGTCCCCACAAGGACGAAGAAAGTCGTTATTGTTGAAAGAGGCCCACAGGGGCCTGCGGGTGAACACGGAATCCGTGGCCCGAGAGGTAAACAGGGTCTGCAAGGACTCAAAGGCGACAAAGGCGATAGAGGCGACATAGGCGAACAGGGTCCAGAAGGACCGATGGGACCCCAAGGCCCTCAAGGGCCGAAAGGAGAGAAGGGTGAGAAAGGACTCAAGGGCGACAAGGGTGAGCAGGGAGAGCAGGGACCGCAGGGAATCCAAGGCGAGCGAGGACTTCAAGGTCTTCAAGGGCAAGCGGGAGAGAAGGGTGAGAGAGGAGAACCCGGACCACCCGGTTCTGTTGGCCCGCAAGGACAAGATGGGCCGCAGGGCGTTAAGGGCGATGCGGGGCCTCGGGGAGAGCGTGGAGAAAAGGGTGAAGCAGGTACTGAAGGAAGTCAGGGACCTCAAGGCCCGCAAGGTGAAAGAGGCGAAAAGGGCGAGAGAGGCGAGCAAGGCCCTCAAGGAAATCAAGGCCCTGTTGGGTTACGAGGACCACAAGGAGAGCAAGGATTAGCAGGGCCTCAGGGCGATAGGGGTGAGAAGGGCGATACGGGTCCGATGGGCATCGTGTCGGCTCAGGCTCCCTTGGTTCTCAAAGACCAACGCATCAGCATCGACCTGAAGAAACTTCAAAAGGTTATCGGGTCTGGTAGCGGTGGTGGTAAGCCCGTCCTGTATGACGGCGGTGGTGGTCTGGACACAGCGTTCAAGGTCATCAGCGTTTCGGGTCAATCTGACCTGACTTCGGTTCAGTACGATAAAGAAACCCTGACCGTTGAAGCGGGATATCATGTCTTTCTCACGACAGACTCCGCCACGAACACCCTCAAGATTCGCTCAAGCGACTACAACTACAGGGCGACTGCCCCAACAACAGGCATAACGGCAGGTAGCCGTTGGATGGACTCGGATACGGGTATTGAGTATGTCTATGCGCCTGCGGGTGCGGGTGGAGCCTATGTCTGGCTTCAGCCCAGTATGCCCAACATGACGGTCTCCATTTTGGCGACCGCATCGGTGACCGCCTCATCCTATCAGGTTACGGACAGCGATTACTATGTCGGCGTGAACTATGACGGCCCCGTGACGATTACTCTCCCTGTAAGCCCAGAGACGGGTAGGCAAATCACCATCAAGGACGAGTCTGGAAACTGTGGAAAGGGCGTAAACCACCGAATCACGATTGTGGGTGGTAGTGCGTCCCATAAGATAGACAACCAAGACTCAGCGGTGTTGGCGATAGATAATGGTGCATTGCAGTTCATTTATCGTGCGGGGTGGAGAATCATATGAGTTACTTGTTCAACGATTTGGTGGGTTTCAAAGAGGATACGGTTGACGCTTTCAATCGTCTGCGTGTGGCCAATCCTTTCACTCTGTTCGACTCGCAACACCGCTATCAAGAAAACGACAAGTGGAGTACCATCACCGCAACTGGCGGAACCCACCATCACATGCCCAACGAAAGCACGATTCACATGACCATCGGCTTGACCACGGGGTCAAAAGTGTATCGTGAAACCAAGCGTGTGTTTCCGTATCAACCCGGCAAGTCGCTGTTGAGTCTCAACACATTCGTGATGAACCAACCGCACCAAAATCTGCGTCAACGAGTCGGATACTTCGGCGAAAAAAACGGCGTGTATTTTGAACAAGATGGTTTGACCGCATACATGGTTCTGCGCTCAAATGTTACTGGAACCGTGGACAGCACCACTCGCCGCATTCCACAATCAAGTTGGAGCGATGACACATACGATGGCAACGGACCAAGCGGTCGTGTGTTGAGTGTCACAGGCGCAAACATTTTCTGGACGGACATTGAATGGCTTGGCGTGGGCGATGTGCGAACGGGTTTCTTCATAGACGGCAAGCCTGTGATTGCCCACATATTTCACAACGACAACATCAATTCCACCACATACATGACCACGGCGGTGCTTCCTGTTCGTTACGAGATTGAGTCCATCGGAACTGGCGTGACTGGAACACTGAACGGACAGAGTATCACGGGCGCAACCATGAAGCAGATTTGCAGTAGCATAATTAGCGAAGGTGGATACGAAGGTTTCAGTCGCCGTGCGAATGTTGGTACTGACGGAAGTCCTATAACCAATTTACCCACCGACCGCCTGCGTCCGCTTGTATCAATACGACTAAATGAAAATCGTTTGGATAGTGTGGTGGTTCCCTCCAATCTAAACGGATTAGTTACCACAAGCAATCAAGCCGCAGGCACACGAGCCGTTGAATATCGTGTGTTGCTTAATGCTGGTTTGTCGGCTCAAGGTAGCCCAAATGTGGTATGGACGACCCATGTAAACGGAAATGTTGATTATACTTTTACCCCCACACACATTGAGGTCACAGGAACCGATATTATTGGCGGCTTCTTTGATGAGAGCGGTGTGCTTGACATATCATCCATCAACGACTTTAACTTTCAACTTGGACGCACTCAAACGAGCATAACAGGCGCAACTGGAAAAAGTGATACGGTTACGATTGCGGCTCGGGCTTTTGCGGCAAGCACAAACATTTCTATTGATTTGAGTTGGTTTGATATCATCTAAGGAACAACCATGGCACTCGCATTTCCTGCAAATCCTTCGTTGAATCAAATCTATACATATGATTACTCCAGTTGGCGTTGGGACGGAGAGGCTTGGCAGGTGTACCCCGTAACCACCATCAGCATAGATGACCTTTTCTCTATAAATATTGACGGCGGAAACTTCTAAATGGCGAATATCATCAAAATCAAGCGTGGTCTTACTGCGGGTTTTCAACCCACAGGTTTGACATTGGGTGAACTTGCTGTAAATGTGGCTGATGGAAGATTGTTTGTTGGTAGCACGGGAAGCATCGTTGAATTAGGCTCAACACCAGTTGGTGCGGCTTTGCTCGCATTACCCAACACATTTACAGATACAAATATATTTCAGGGTGTAGTTAATATTGAAAACACCACCCCGTCAAATAGTGTATCAACTGGTGCTTTAGTTGTTTATGGTGGTGTTGGAATTCAAGAAGATTTATATGTTCAGGGAACCATATATTCTAATGGTGTCCCTGTTGGTTCTGGTTCTGTCAATATTCCAATTGCATCATCCAGTATTACTGGTGCGGCATCTTTTAATGCAACTGATTTTAATGTGTCGGCACTCGGTGCTGTAAGTCTAACAGCAGGTATTGTAAAATCAATAAATGGACAGACAGGTAATGTTACTCTTAGTAGCCTCCCCGCAGTAATTCCTATCGCTTCCTCCAGTGTCACAGGCGTGGCATCTTTTGGTAACGAATTTATTGTAAGTGCTTTGGGTGCAGTAAGTATAACAAGCAACCATGTCAAGAGTTTCAATGGCCTTACAGGATCTGTTTTGTATGCCACACCCGTTGCCACACAAAGTTTGACAGGTGTAGCATCCTTTAACTCATCATACTTTACCGTTAGTGGCTTGGGTGCTGTTTCTTTAGCATCGACATATCAAGTAACAGGTGATACAGTTGTAGCGGGTTCAAGGATTTCAGTATCAAGATCGGGTAATACTGTAACAATTGGAAGTAATAGTCCTGTGGCTACAAGTTCTGTTACGGGTGTAGCATCTTTTACTGATGAGTTTGTGGTCAGTAATTTAGGCAGTGTGAGCCTTACTGCAAATTATGTCAAGAGTTTCAACGGTTTTACAGGATCAGTAGTATATGCTCCATCTGTTGCGACTCAAAGTTTGACGGGCGTAGCATCTTTCGATTCAACTTATTTTTCAGTAAGTGGTCTTGGTGCTGTCTCTCTTGCTCCATCATATCAGGTGACAGGTGATTCGGTTACAGCGGGAAATAGGATAGTCATAACCAAAACTGGAAATCTGGCTCGCATTGAAAATGCTGTTCCGCTTGGAACCACTTCAATTACGGGTGTTAACAGTTACAATCCTGTTCAGTTTTTTGTAACAAATGTCGGTCAAGTTAATCTGTTTAGACCAAATAATGTTACGGTTCCGCCCGATGGATTTGTACCTCCAACAGTATATGGCTCCGACATTGAATGTCAGAAAGTAATGTACCAAACAAACAAGTACAGACTGCTTTCTTATCCAGACTGCGGAGCGACCACAATATCCGACAACCTCGGAAAGCAAGTCATAACTAATTCAACGACAAAAGTTTTATTGGTTCAGGGTGCGGAGCCAAACGAATATTCGTTTACACCAGATTCAGGTTCAACGGGCGGAATCACCGCATCCATCGTATCCATATCATATCACCATGCGGCGGATGTCACGGTTTTTGCCTACACAGATGACCAAATTAACTATAGCATAAGAAAATTCATGATTTTGGGCAATCAAAACGGCTCTGGTGCAAAATTCACGGAATATTCAAACATTTCTACAGGAACGGAGTTAGGAACATTCGCTATTGAAGCGACAGGTTATAATGATTATTGGGGATTGGTGGTTACACCCAGTTCATCGGCAAAAACATATTTTGACATCAATACCATCATCTATAAGGGACTCAATCAAATAGTCTAACGATATAACCCATGTCTATCCAACCATACAATTCAGTAGGCGGATTTTCCGTAGGAACGGGCAACTCGGTTGTCATAGACTCGGCAAGAGGTTTTGTCGGTCTGGGTGCTACATTCAGCGGAAATATTTCAGCACCAAATATCGTCAACAGTTTCAACGGTTCCACGGGTGCAGTCACTTATGCTCCACCCCTCGCCACCACAAGCGTCACGGGTGTCGCCTCGTTCAACTCGTCCGACTTCACGGTTTCGTCGGGTGCTGTTAGTCTCTCTAATGTCGCCCGAACCAACTCGGCAAACACCTTCACGGGTCTTCAAACGCTCAACGCAGGTCTCACGACCCAGAGTCTGTTAGTTTCGCAGGGTGCGACCTTCAACAGCCGAGCGAGTTTCACAAGCGGACTTACCACTCAAAGTCTCTTTGTTGCTCAAGGTGCGACCTTCAACGGAAATGTCGCCATCAACGGAAACCTGACAGTTGGTGATGCTGTATCCGACATAATCAGGCTTCCAAGCGGTCAGGTTGTCAAGACATACACAAGCACCACTACAAGCACATCTCAGTTTACGCTTGCAAGTAGCGGGGCATTGAGTCTTATAGAAGGATATGCTTCTGCTGATATTATAGTTCAAGCGGAACAGGGAACTTTAGTATCGGGAACTTTGGGTGTTCTCTCAACACGATTCATGATTGTCGCTCTTGCTGACGGCTCAACGGTTACGCATACTCAATATGGAACCGTATCGGTTGGTAATACGGTTGCTACATTTACGGTGGATTATTCGAGTGACGAATGGAGACTAAGAGCGACTCCCGCATCAGCAACAAGCACGATATTCAGAGTATATGCTGTATTGTCACCAATTGTCGGTGGGGCTGGGGCATAACTTCTAAATAAGGTAAGATATGGCAGGTACACAATTTGACTCAACGGACGGATTCTCGGTCAACGGCACAACGGTAGTGAACGCCAGCGGTGCTATTGTTGGCACGGTTTCGTCGTCCAATGTTGTCAATAGTTTCAATGGGTCCACGGGTGCTGTAACATACGCACCGCCTCTTGCCACTTCAAGTGTGACGGGTGTTGCTTCGTTCGGTAATGAGTTTGTAGTAAGTGCCGCAGGAGCCGTAAGTCTTACAAGCAACTATGTAACCTCCGTCAACAGCATAACTGGCCCAGTAACAATCGCTCAGGGTTCAAATGTTACAGTAAGCACGGTCGGAAGCACAATCACAATCTCATCCTCGGCAGGTGGTGGTGGCTCTTCACCCCTTGCAACAACCACAGGCGTGACGGGTGTAGCGTCATTCAACCCGAACCACTTCTCGGTCAGCGCAACAGGAACAGTCAGCATCACAGGTTCATATCAAACATCACTATCAAGACCTTTCTTGTTTTCAGGAATGTAATATATGCCAGACACGGTAAAAATCTTAGGTCAATCGGCTCCAAACGCCACAACCGAAACCGACTTGTATACGGTTCCCGCCGCCACAAGTGCGGTTGTGAGCAGTATCGTCGTGTGCAATCGTGGAACCACAAGCACCACCTTTCGCATCTCGGTAAGTCAAGCGGGTGCGGCTACTACAAACAAAGACTACTTGTATGACGATATTACCATCGGCGGCATGGACACATTCGTGGCCACAATAGGCATCAGCCTTGCAACAACCGACAAGATTCGGGTGTATGCAGGCAACGCCAATCTTTCATTCAACGCTTTTGGAGTGGAAATCACATGATAATCGGAGCAAAAACAGTCATCCACCAAGTGACTGAAAACATCTCGGTTCCTTTGGATACGCTTTCGGCGAGCGAGGGTTTGGACAGTATTGTCCTAACCGCAACAGAATCGGGGCAAATTCGTGTGCAACTCAACGGTTCATCAACCTTAGACAGAACTTTCAGTTTTCAGGATTTTTATAATTACATTGCATCCATATGAGTCAATCTTATACAACAAATGAATATCTTGTGCGAGGCGATACGGTTCTTAGTACGAACTGGTTTTCCAGCGTTGTGAACACCACGGTCAGCCTGACATCTCAATCCGCACATTGTTTCTATCTTGGCCCATCGCCATCCGCTTCTCTTACTGGTTGTGGTGTTGCGATGTATATGTCGGTGACGGGAACAAATGTTACATGGGCGGAAGTGGGTATTTGGAAAGGCTTTTATCCAGAGTCATTAACAGCGGGCGTTCCTGCCACCGCCGCCGCTCCGTTTGCTCAGGTAGAAACTCTTCCTTCCTCTCTTACGAGAATGGGAACCGTCAGCATCGTCAGCGGAACCACAGGATTCAAAGCATTTGATTGCTCATTCAACGGTTCTACTTGTGATTTGGGAGAGGAATTGTGGGTGGCCATCGGCTGTTCGGCAAGTGTTTGTAGCACTCTTTGGGCGACAAGTCCCGAGTTTCTTCAGAGTGGCAGATATTTGACCGTGGCGTTGAGCAATCAAAAATTGTCCGACATGACCAATCCTGCGACCAGTTTTGCATATGGAGCGACAGCGACATATGTTCCTCGTATTACGGTGAAATTGAATGGCTAATAATTCACTCAACAAAACACCTTTGGTAGTAGGCTCCCGTTTTGGACAAAGCGGTAGAGTTTGCGTTGACGGAACAAGTTTAGCAACGATTGTATCTAACAGTTTTACCATGTCTTCCACATGGAGAGCCGTGTTTGTGGGATATGCTCCGATTACGGTCGGTGCTGTTTCCATGAACTTTCACCTGAAGACACCTGCGAGTTATGGTGCATCCGCTCCCACAAACTACTATATGGAAATCGGTTTGTGTAAAGGATTATATAATTTTCAAATGAGCGGCGTGAATACTTTATCTGTTTTATCAACTGTGAACATTCAAGGGATCGTCAACAGCACCACTAACGGTGCTACCGCAGGATTGAAACGAATCGTTTTTGGACATACAGCGTCACCCATCACGGGCACAACAATATCGGTTGGAACACCGCTGTGGATTGTGTTCGGATACAACGCAACAGGTGGCACAAGCCCAGTTGCTCCAGTTTTAACTGGTGGTGGATTTGACACAAATGCATCGGGTATACTTTCAAACGCACAGGGCGCATCCACACTTGCCATATCCAATACCGTGGGACCAGGACCACATTTCCCCGTAATACCTGATTCACCGACAAACATCTTTCCTTGGTTTTCGTTGAAATATTATACAGGGAGAGCATAATGTCACACAATTACGCAGTTCCTCATGATATCGTAAATAATACAACCAACGCTCTTTTTCCAACGGCTGTTTTCAACGGAACAAGCAGTAGCGCAACATATCGCTCGCCCACAACCGCTGACGGAAAACAACCGTATTTCTATTACATGGGCGTTGCAGGAATCAACAGCGAAAACGCCGAAGTTCAATACATCGTTGATGCAGGAACCGCCGTATCAATCAGTTGGGCTGAAATAGGAATATTCAGAGGAGATTTCACACTTGGCGGCGGTGCTTCATTGACGAGACTCGGATATACTGACATTTCGGCGCAAGTGTATGGCGTTGGAACAGGTATTGCAAACCGAAAGAAAGTAAATGTTGTGCTCGACCAGTCAATAAAAGTTGGTGACCAACTTTGGGTTGCGGTCGGCATGAGCGCATCAACCATGTGTCAGTTCCATGGTTATGGTCGTGCTGATGAAATACAGTCTGGCGTGTTTCAAACCATTACTACAGGCGGCAGACCAAGCACTCTTTCGGTTCCCGTCACTACAACGGTCGTAACCAACCCTGCATTCTATGGCCATTATGTGAATCTCAATCTTATCTGATTGCGAATAGCAAACAATCGTATTGCTTTTCGCTGTCCCATGGGTATTATGGCCTCTAAATAACCCCACGATTAGACAACAAGAAAGGATTTGTATGCGTAGCCTTTATAGCGAGTTCATTCACCTCTCCCGTTACTCCCGTTGGCTTGAGAACGAAGGTCGCAGAGAAACTTGGGAAGAGACCGTGAACCGCTATTTTGACTTCTTTGATAAACACCTCGGTGAGAATACGAAGTCAAAACTGAAGGCGAGCGAGCGTGAGGAACTCCGTCAGGCCGTCCTGAACCTTGAGGTTCTTCCTTCCATGCGATGCCTCATGACGGCAGGCGAGGCTCTTGAGCGTGAGAATGTGGCGGGCTACAACTGCGCCTATGTCCACATCAATCGCCTTCGTGCCTTTGACGAAATCCTCTACATCCTCATGTGTGGCACGGGCGTGGGCTTCAGCGTTGAGCAGAAGTTCGTGGAGAAACTCCCGACCATCTCGGAGGAGTTCTCCGACAGCGATACGGTCATCGTCGTTGCCGACTCCAAGGCGGGTTGGGCGAGAGCCTTCCGTGAACTCGTTAGCCTTTTGGTAGCAGGACAGATTCCGAAGTGGGACTTGAGCAAGGTTCGTCCCGCAGGCGCACGCCTGAAGACCTTCGGCGGTCGTGCCTCTGGCCCCGCTCCCCTTGATGACCTGTTCAAATTCACGGTTGAAACCTTCCGTAGAGCCGCAGGTCGCAAACTGACCACGGTGGAGTGTCATGACATCGTGTGTAAGACGGCTGAGATTGTGGTGGTCGGCGGCGTTCGTCGCTCGGCTCTCATCTCCCTGTCAGACCTGAACGATGTTCGGATGCGTGATGCCAAGTCAGGTGCTTGGTGGGAGGCCAATCCTCAGCGTGCCCTTGCCAACAACTCGGTGGCTTATCATGAAAAGCCCGACATCGGTGTGTTCATGAAGGAGTGGCTCTCGCTCTATGACAGCAAGTCGGGCGAGCGTGGCATCTTCAATCGTGATGCCGCCAAGAAGACCGTGGCGAAGTTGGGTGACCGCCGTGACCCCAACCAAGACTTCGGTTGTAATCCCTGTTCGGAGATTATTCTCCGTGACCGTGAGTTCTGCAACCTGACCGAAGTGGTCGTTCGTCCTGATGACAATGTTGACACTCTCAAGCGCAAGGTTCGCCTTGCCACCATCCTTGGAACGATGCAGGCCAGTCTGACCAAGTTCCAGTACATCTCATCGGAGTGGTCTAAGAACTGCAACGAGGAGGCTTTGCTCGGCGTGTCCATGACAGGCCAGTTGGATAACACCATGATGCGAACCATTCACGGGGAACATCATGAACTTGCGAATGTCCTTGAGCATCTCAAGGCCCATGCCGTGGAGACCAATAAGGAATGGGCGAAGCGTTTGGGCATCAACCCTGCCGCCGCCATCACCTGTGTCAAGCCCTCGGGAACGGTGTCCCAGTTGACGGATGCGGCCTCGGGTATGCACGCCCGTCACAACCCGTACTACATCCGTACGGTAAGAGCCGATAACAAAGACCCTCTCTGCCAGATGATGAAGGAGGCGGGATTCCCCCACGAACTGTGTGTCATGCGTCCTGAGCATACCACGGTCTTCTCGTTCCCGATGAAGTCCCCTGACCATGCCATCACCCGTAATGACCTTACGGCTACCCAACATCTTGACCTGTGGCTGACCTATCAGCGTCACTGGTGCGAACACAAGCCGTCCATCACCATCACCGTTCGGGAGCATGAGTGGATGGAGGTCGGTGCATGGGTCTACAAGCACTTTGACGAGGTTTCGGGCGTTTCCTTCCTGCCTCATTCGGACCATACCTACAAGCAGGCCCCATATCAGGACTGCACGAAAGAGGAGTACGAGGCGTTCCTTGAGAAGATGCCCAAGACGGTTGACTGGTCGCTCCTGTCCAACTATGAGAAGGAGGACAAGACTGTCGGTTCTCAGACCTATGCCTGTAGTGGTAATGTCTGTGAGGTGGTTGACCTGACCTCGGAGCCTGAACGCAAATCTCCGCCTGTAAGGGTTTGATAGGCGACTAAATACACGCAAGGAGTCTATATCATGGATATTCTCGTTGCGACAATCTGGACGGCACTGGCTCTCTTCCTGCTATACGAGACCAGTGCCGTCTTTTCATACTTGAGTCTCCCTGTTTTAAAACCCCTGAATTATTTTACAAAAATTGATGAATACAAGAACGCTCTGAAGAATGGATACAGTGTTCAATATTCGGAATACATGGAAACAAAGTATAGCGGTTTCTTTGTTAAATTGTTTAGTTGTAGATATTGCTTTGGATTTTGGTTGGCACTTATTTCATCATATATTATTGGTGAAATTTTTTGGTTGCCCGCAGTATATTTTGGCGGGCAATTGATTTGCTCGGGTTTCAAAAAAGTCAACAACTGGATGGTGAGCCATGATTGAAATTGTAATTGAAGGCGTTGATGATTTGTACTATCGTCTTTCTGGTCAATCAGTTGATCCCGAGAAAGACGGGCCTATTGCGGTTTTCTATGCAAAAGCCAACTTCTTAAAAGATCCGAATGTATGCAGTTGTAAAAAAGGCAAAAATGAGGTTGAGTTTGTAAAGAAGTTGTATATGAATCTTCCTTCTCAGGTCAGATTCGACCCACTTTACACCAGAATTAAAGAGATGTTGGGTAATGGAATTTTAGTGTTTAAGATCGACGGACACGAAATTGCCAGACTCAAATGAACAATAAGAAGAAATTTATTTCTCTTGTCAGATCCTCTTTGAAAGAAGAAGGAATAAGACTTCGTTTGAAAAAAGTAAATTGGTTAGTTGGTGATGGTTATAAATGCCTTGGATATTTCACCGATGAAGAGGTATGTGTAGCATTAAAAAATCCAAGATGGATTGAAGTTTTGGCGCACGAGTTTTCCCACTTCATTCAATGGAAAGTCGGATCTCCCCTGTACCGCAAATGCTTCGGCCCTCTGAACAATTATGCCGAGGTCGTTGAGGACTGGACAAGAGGGAAGAAGTGTTCATCGGCAAAAGTCAAACGGGCCTTTGAGACATATAGAGCCATGGAACGGGAGTGCGAAAAGATTACCGTTTCACTCATGATTGAACATGGAATAGACTTCGACATGGAAAGGTATGCCCAAGAAGCAAACTGCAATGTCTATATGTACCATTTTATGGAAAAGCAAAAAATAAGAAACTTTCGCAAGAATCCATATGCGAGTTCGGTTTTGAGAAAAATGCCCACCTCTTTCCGAGCGCAATCACATAAATTCATGCCAAAATCAGTTGAAGATATTCTTTCTGGTTGTATCTGATAAATAAGCAAGCCATGCCAATAAAATATTTCAAATTATTCAATGCACTCCCATCCTTTACTGAAGAATATACGGCAAAGAATGGAAATACATATCCCAATCCGTTTCCGAATTATGGAAATACACACGGCGATCAGTTGAACGATATTTTTGATTACAGAGTTCAGGAAACACCATCTGACGGAACTCCCTCAAGCGGTACTGATAACTTGGTTGCATATATCCCCGTATTTTGGCAAAGTCCAAGTATGACGGGAATGGAAGAAACTGGTCTTACCGACTTCTCTGATTATATTGCCACAAATTATGTTTTTGATAATGAGATATCAGGCAAAATATTGTTGGACTTTAGAGGATCTCCCTCATGGAATATCATCACGGGTGATGGTATTATCGGACAATCAAACAAGAGTTCGACTATATTTACGCAGACGGTCTCAGCCGCCACAGCGATGCTTGAACATTTGAACAACACATTCCCAAAAATCAAATTTAGTTTTGCGGGACTTCCCTACATTCCTCAGACAGTCATTTACGCACCAGAAACAAACGATTTTTTCACTTGGCAATTTTCTCAGGTTATGTCTGAGGGTGGCTATGGAACAAATACAGGAGTAGGGTCCACAAACTATTGGGACAACAATCATCCCAAGATAGGAAATCTGGATGAGGTAATGTATAGTTGGGCAAACGCTCCGCAGGATTTGAAGGACTGGCATTTATCCAATTTCACCGACAGCGTATCTACAATTTTGGAAAAATCGGGTTGGATTTGTCCAGACATCAATCCATTGTATGACCATGAGGGAGAATCGAGAGAATGGTATTCGATTGAAAGCAAGAGAAATCATACCGAAGATTTGATCAGGTTGTCAAAAGTATATGCTGACAATGATGTGATCAATAATGGCTCGGAAAGAAAAGAAGTTCTTCCCCTTGTGAACAATATGTACCGATCTCGATTTATCGGGTTCTATGATGACCCAACGGGAAGATTCCTCAGAGGTAAAAAAATAGAGGACAGCAGAACCTCTTCCATAGTTTCCTTCTTGGATGGTTATACTGGTAATAAGTCATATGCAACAGACAAGTTTATTTCAGAAGCCATGTTCAAGGGCGGGATGATTGAACCTGCGGCAAGCCCGTACTTATCAAATACTCCCATAAACACAATATACGGTTGCGATGGTTTTGTTTATTTGGATCAAATTCCTTTCGCTTTGACTGCGGCATTTTCATCTGATCAATCGTCGGGGAATTTGGAGTATTTGCAAAGAAGATCGAGAAACTTTATAGGAAGAGAGTCTTTTGGAACTCCGCCCAGCGAAAATTTACCAATTTGGTCAAATAATTCATACGCTCAATACCAACCGATTTCTTTCGAATATGATCAGAATAAGATTGTAGTCCTTTCAGTTTCGGGAAACGGGCTTACAACGGATACATTCAATGAACACAAATATGTCATGGTCAAAGGATCAGGAGAAACGGCAAATTATGAAATATTGAGGTGGAAACAACCAGATCAAAGACTCACGGGTGGCACTTTGACGATCAGTCCATATACTGAGGGTGTTGTAGTTGGAGTGACAGGTAATACTGGAGAAGGATTCCCAAGTGTAGGACTGACATTTTATTACTACAATACAACATCTGGCGGATTCGCAAACCCTGATAATATCGGAAGAATTGCAGGTGTTTCATATGGTGGAGAAACTTCTTACATATCGCTGTTCAAGTTTAAGCGAGATGTGAATATTCGTGATCAAATTATTTTGGATGGTAAAATCAGCATCACGGGTCCGATAGGTCCAAACAGTAAATGGGATTTTACAATAGTAAGAAATCCTGAATTTGATTTGTTTTACAATCCGCCCGTAACTGGTAGTAGCCTGACAAAATTATCTGTTCCACGCCTTCTTGATATACCAACTGTTTTCGAAGAGCCGCCACGAATCACTGATGAAGATATTTCTGGATTAAATGTTAAAATCAGAACCATGACTATTACTGGAAATGATTTATTTCCAACCGAATCTGAACTCTATAAACAACACGAATTTTACTCGAAAACTTACGCTTCTGATTATATGAGATTCCTTTCTGAGAGTGTTCCGATTGGATCTTCAAATCAAACTCTGATGTTTAATTCTAATGGAAACTGTGTGGGAGTGAGTGGGGCAGAACTTGTTCTTTCAAATCGTTGGAACAATTCGTACCAATGTGTAGGACAGGAAGACACACCTCCAACACTATCGGACTTTAGCCCATTGGCTGACAATTGCTGTGATTATGTCCCCGTTCTTTGCTGTTTGCCGTCTCCAGAGGGAACCCAGTGCCGTGGGTCTTGCTCAATTGTACAGAGAGCGCAATGTGAAAGAATGGGTGGAACTCGGGTGTCTACTTGCGAGGAGTGTCTGGCGGATGATACTTTGGCTGGCTCTTGTTATATCAACAATATCTGCTCTTCCGTTATAGTTGGAAAATGCGATTGTATTCGTGCTGGTGGAGAATGGTATGCTGATTTTGGATTGAGATTAAGACTTCGCATTGAAGGAGCAAGCATTTCGGACTTTTTTGATGATGTAAAATATATAAAAGTTTATGATCCATCAACTCAGGCTCAAATTATATACACAGTTCATCCCACGGGATATTCACCGCTTCCGCCGAGAGGTTCAATACAAGAGGGACACCTAAATGTGTTTGTAAATGGTGTCATTCCCACACCAGGTTCTGTGTCAAGTACAAATGATGTAAATGTAAATGATCTTTTCATAATTTCAGAAGTAGTGAAAAATGACGGCACAACTATCGTGGTCGGTGTTTTATATTCAATAAAAATTACGGCTGTTTCAGACATTTATTTTGATAGATGCGCTCAAAATTGCTCCGATTGCGGAGTTATTCCGCACCTTGAGTGTTTTTCGATTGACACTATACTTTGGGAGAGTTCCGATTGTACTTGTCAAGTTGGTGTTCCCCTCAAGATTTATTCGCACAAAATCAAAAGAAATATGTTTAATGGATGCTGTAGTGATCAATGCCTAAGTTCAAACGGTTGTGTATTCAGAAGTGAAGTTGGATTGGGCGGACCACCCGTTCCATCATCAAGAAGACCTTCCGCAATATCGTATAGTGGCGGTAGATGCGGGTGTTCATCCAGATCAAATTTTATTGGAGATGTATCGCAAACTCAGGTTGTTCGTGATAGAGGAGCCGCTGGCCTTGTAAATGTACAAGAAACCTCATTTGTATCAAAATGTATAGAAATACCAGACGATACGATAACGAACCTTGAGCGATCATTTGGAGCAACTGCTTGCGTGTGTTCAAATACAGGAATACCTATACCACCGCTTAATTGTCAATATAGAAGAATAAGTTTAGGAAATTCGCCTATGCCTTGTAGGGCGCAATTTGGAACGGATATTCCGATTAGTAACAATATAAGTGGGCCGAAATATTCGATGAGTCTCACTACCAGAACCATTCCCGAGTTTTTGCTGAGTTCTGAGATTCCGAATCAAGATAAGGGTGAATTGATGAATATATTCTTTGGTGTAAATGAATTCCCGCAAGGAATCACAACCGTAGCGGATATTGAAAGATTCTTTTATACGAGAAATGACTATCCAATCAGGCCACTCGCTAAAGTTTCACAAAATTGGAGATATTATAATAGTTTATACAATGAAAACAATCAGCAAATAAACAGAGCATCATTTCCTGAAATAAATCGAAGAATGGATATTCACACTATAAATAAGATCAAGTTGATGAATGGTGCAGATCAGTTCTTTAGAAACCACAGATATGTTCCAACATCAGCCGTAGATATAACATATAATATTCTAACTCGATAGAAAGGAGCATTTATGTTTGGTCTTAGCGTAGTCTGGTGGAGCGTTCTCATGTTTGTCGCAGGTGCGTTGATCGGCGGTCCCGCATGGAAGTGGGCATCGGCGAAACTCCCTTGGAACAAGCAGTAAAGAACCTCTTGACAAAAATTTCGTCCGATGTATACTGACCCCAATCGGTGTACATCGGACGATTTCATTATGATTACATTCACAAAAATCCGTTGGAAAAACTTCTTGTCCACAGGCAACACCTTCAACGAGGTCTCCCTGTGCGACACCTATACAACCCTCATCAGCGGCGAGAACGGGGCGGGTAAGAGTACCGTATTGGATGCTCTGACCTTCGTCCTGTTCAACAAGCCCTACCGTGCCATCAATCTTCCTCAGTTGGTCAATACGGTCAACGAGAAGGACTGCGTGGTTGAGATTGAGTTCTCGGACGGCAAGCATGAGTACAAGGTCGTGCGTGGGCAGGCTCCCAAGGTCTTTGAAATCTGGAAGGACGGAAAGTTCCTTGACCAAGAGGCCAAGGCCAAGGACGGCCAGAAGTTTCTGGAGGAGCAAATCCTTCGCATGAACTTCCGTGCGTTCTGTCAGGTGGTCATCCTCGGCTCGGCCAACTATGTCCCGTTCATGCGCCTACCAGCCGCCGAACGCCGAACCATCGTGGAAAGCGTTCTGGACATCGGCGTGTTCTCCATCATGAACACCCTTCTCAAGGAGCGTGCCAGTCAGACCAAGGAGGAGATGGCCCAAACGGACACCCAACTCGCCGTGGCCAAGGAGCGAGTCCGAAGCCAGAAGAAGGTCATTGAGGACGAGCGCAATCGTTCTCAGAAGGACAGGGAGTGGGAGGAGACGGAAGTTCAAAAGACCTCTGAATCCATCGCCAAAATCCAGACGGAAATCTCAGACCTCGTGACCCGCATAGACACCATGGTTTCATCCGTGTCCGATAAGAAAACCGTCCAGAAGCAGAAGGAGAAGTGCTTTGAACTCAAGGCCCAGATTGAGAAGAAAATATCGTCCATTCGCAAGGAGGTTGAGTTTTACACTAAGAATGATAAGTGTCCTTCCTGCCAACAGGCGATTGCTGACGAGTTTAAGAAGGCGACGATTGAGTCAAAGTCCAACCGAAAGAACGAGTTAGAGACCGCCTTGTCGGAACTGACGGCGAAGTTCAAGGAAGCCGAAGACCGATATGACGCAATCACCGACATCCTTCATGAAGTCGCCAGTCTTCAGGCACTCGTGACCAACAAGACCAATGACATTGAGAACCTGAACGAGTACATCGGCAAGGTTCGCAGTCGTGGCGTTGACACGGAGAAACTTCGCAAGGAAGAGGATACGCTCCAGACATATCTCAACGAGGAGAGCGAAGCGGTTGACTCCAAGAAGGAACTTGTGGAGGAGCAACACTACATGAATCTCGCAAGCGTCCTGCTTCGTGACGGCGGCATCAAGAAAAAAATCATCAAGAACTACATCCCAGTCATCAATCTCATCATCAACAAGTATCTCAGCATGATGAACTTCTTTGTCAACTTCCAACTGGACGATGAGTTCAACGAGACCATCAAGTCCCGCCATCGGGACATCTTCACCTACGCATCCTTCAGCGAAGGAGAGAAGCGTAAGATTGACCTTGCCCTGCTCTTCGCATGGCGGTCTATGGCCGAAGTCAAGAACAGCCTGTCCACGAACCTTCTCATTCTGGACGAGGTGCTTGACGGGTCGCTTGATGATACATCCACCGAAGCCTTCCTTGAGATTCTCAACAGCATGAAGGGCGGCGGGGTGAATGTCTTCGTCATCAGCCACAAGTCCAAGGAAGTGCTTCAGGACAAGTTCCAGAGGCATATCCAAGTTGTCAAGAAGGGCAACTTCAGTAAGATGGCATAAAGAAAAAGCCCCCTTTCGGGGGCCTTTCTTTTGGAACAGGTAAGACTATTCGGTCAGGACAAGTTTCGGCGTGGCGAGTTCCTTGGGAGGAATCACCAGACCACTACCGAACATGGAGTTGTACTCGTTCAGGAGTTCCACCTTCGGCGCAATCATGAACGACACATTCTTCAAAACCATGTTGTCCGTCTCGCCGTACGGGAGCCACGGAACAAGAGCCAAACGCCCCTGACCCGCAGGAAGAAGGACGGCGGGGGACTTGATATGAAGACCCTGACCATCTTCACCCACGACATCCACCAACAACTGCTCACCGCTCGGCAAACCAATTAACTTCACATTCATACAAGACTCCTTATAAGGTACGCTATTTAGACTCGCTTCCAACGATTCACGGCCAACATTCCAGACAATCCGTTGTAGGAACAGGTGCGTATCATGGACTCAATCTCAACTGGTCGGATGTTTCGCATGACCATATCATTGATGTCCTTGATGGACTTGACGCTCCTGTCCCAGACACAAACCTTACGCCCCGCATCGACAAGTTTGAGCATGGCTTCAACAACCTGCTCGTTACGGGGTTCATTGTCCAGAGCGTAGATGAGACGCTCGGGTGGGATACCCTCGGGGACATAGAGTGGGTCGGACAAGCCAAGCATCGCCACGCCATTACGGAGGAACAGGCTGTCAATCGGCCCTTCCGTAACTACGATTGGCTCATCAGTCTTGACTCGCTCCAGACCATACCAGAGTCGGTCTCCGTTCGGGTTGACCTTGATAGTCATGTATCGGATTTCTTTCCACTTGTGGTTATTCGATTTCAGAAGTCGCCCCTGCACGCCCGTGAGATTACCTTTTAGGTCAAAGATAGGGATAACGATACGCTCGTCATCACCCACCTTGGCTTCGGGGTCAATCTGATTGACGAACTCCCAGAAGTTTGGGGCGTAGTAGAGGAGGTGTCGGCGTTGTTCGGGAATCCTTCGGGTGTCCGCCCATGCGAGGGCACAGTGGTCTTTGGGCAGGTCAACGAGTCTCGGGATGCTCTGTAAAGCCTCGTTCTTTGGCTTAGGAGGCGTTATAGGCTCGGGCTTGCGCTCGGGGGTAGGCGAGGCCGCCTTCTTGTCGGCAAAGGCTTCCAGACAATATTGTCGGTAAAGCCCCTCGTCCATGAAACGAATGAATACACCCAGAGTGGTGCTGTAGTCGCAGTTATGGCAACGGACGAAATAGTCGCCGTTCTTTTCATAGAAATAGAAGCGGGTCTTGGACTTGTTTTTGATTGAGTCGCCACAGACGGGGCAACGGCAACTGGCAAGGTTGCTCTTCTTCCACTTGAACCGCTCAAGCCTCGGGGAGAGCAGGTTTATGAACTTCGCATCTAAGTACATCGCCATGGGGTCAGTATACTCCCGAATCGGCAAAAATCAACTGGTGGAGAAAAGATTATCTTCGGTCAGAATCTTGAACTCCCAACCCTTATCCTCGCAAACCTTACGGGCGGCGTTCCATTTGGCGGAGTTAATCATCCAGTTCCGCATTTCCGTTATTTTGGACTTGGAGACCCGCTTGGTTTTGGGGGGCTTGGGAGGCTCGGTTTGGGACTTCGGCTTGACCTCAATCAGGTACTCCTTGATGGTCTCGTCCTTGGACTTGACCTTGACCCAGAAGTCCACGAAGTAGCGGTGTCTGCGTCCGTCCAGAGGCGAGATGTAGGGAACGACGATTTCCTCCGATGACCACTCAATGACGGACGGGGTGTCATCGCAGAATGTCATGAACTTTCGTTCCCAGAGCGAGCGGTAGATACAAAGGTCGGGATTGCCTTTGTACTTCTCGGGGTGTCGGGGAGTGTACTTCCCCTTATAACTCTCGTTGGGTCGCCGTGTCATGATGTGGATGTATTTATAGGAAAGGGACTAAATAGTATTATGCCAGACAGAATATACTTAGGTAAATCAGACAACGGCGCAGATGACAAATATCGTCTTGCTGACGGAACCACCGTAGTTGAGACTAATAATGAATCATCGGTGTTCAAAGGCTCGCTCGATACTCAATCAACGCCCGAGCCTAATCCACCAGTTTCAAATGAGTTTGAATCGAAACTTTATGGTGATGATCTAAGTAAAGATACTCGACTGCTTTACTTTCCAAGGGATTTATTTCAGACCAAAGAGTACGCATTTGGAATGAGATTTGATATATTTGATACTGGTGGTGCTACTCTCGACTCAAACCGAAAAAGAAATAACGATGCCATGGCATCTTTAGATAAGGCTTACGCCGAGTTAAAACAACAACGAGAGGCAGGCAACGGAGTTTCGGCCACAACATATGGCAAAGCCTTATTGCAAGGTGGAAACGCCGCTTTGCAGACACAAATAAGTCAGATTACAAATGTCACGGGAAGTCAGGTCAAAAAGCGTGACTTTCAAAGAGATGCAAATGGAAATGTAACTGGCGTAGGAACCATGCGTGATAGTAAAGAAGAAGAAGTGACTGGTTTAGTTGGTCTGACGGAGAAGAAAGAGTCGATATACTTGTATCTTCCTTCGAATATTTCATTCAATTCTCAAATGGATTATGAATCAGCCGATCTTGGTGCTATTGACATCGTTAAAGCCCTCCAAGCACTTGGAGGAATTGACAACCCAGACGGGATGGGCGAGATTGCTAAAAAACTTTCTTTGCAAATGCTAAGTGTAGCAGATGAAGTTGCTGATAGTTTAGGTGGAAAAGAATTGTTTCAAAACTACAACAAAGCAAGCAAGCGTGAGATTGTAAACCCCTTTCTTGTTCACTTGTTCAAGGGTGTTCAGAGAAGAAAGTTTAAATATGAATTCTCTTTTACTCCTCGCTCTCCACAGGAAGCGAAATCCGTGGACATGATTGTGAGAAAATTCAGGCAATATAGCCACCCCAAAAGATCACGAGATGGTAGGTTTCTTGACTTTCCCGCAGAGTTCGATATAACCTTTCTTTTCAATAATGAAGAAATTATCCGTGTACCAAAAATCAGAAAGTGCGCTCTAACGGGAATAGATGTTAAGTATGGAGAGCAAAAATTTTTCAGTGGATTCAAACTTGCAAGCACTGACGGAAAGTCAACCGTTGTTCACCCCACTCTCGTAAGAATGTCGCTTGATTTCGAAGAACTCTCAATACTCACCAGAGAAGAAATTGACAGAGGATATTGATGTCATACTTCAAGTATTTCCCAGTATCGTATTACAGCGATGATGTCGGAAGACCTCCGATGTTGGCGACCGATTTGACCGTGCGTGCAAAAATACTTGATTATGTAAGCAACACTCAAGTGTCTTATTTGGATTATACGATCAGAGATGGCGAAAGACCCGAACAATTAGCCTATCGTGTTTACGGAAAACCGACACTCCATTGGACGATACTGCTTTTCAATGAGATACTGAATCCATATTTTGATTGGCCATCATCAAGCGTTGAGTTGGAAAAATCCGTGAGCCAAAAGTATCCAGGAAGGGCGTACTTTATAGATTTAGAAGAGGCATCATCCACCCAAAGCGATTTCTGGATTCAGCCCACATCCGAAGGAAGCGTCACCACAATCAATGGATATGATGTGACCATTCTGGCTTGGGAACCGAACCTATACAAAGTCGTAGTAGATGAAAATTCACCAAGTGTCAGCACAATACCTGAAAGTTTGGACTTCTTCGGTATATCGCAGAACATCCTTTATCATCAAAGATCGGATGGGAAGTCCTTTACCGCAAGAGTCTATCGAATCGTAGATGACAATCGCTACGCAGTTCATCATTTCGAAAAGTTAGACTCGGAAGAAATAGTTGACCATCATTTTGTTGAAAGTATAGAGCAGGTAAGAAGAGATTTGGGTATAAATCCCGTATATGTAAACGCCGATAAAAATAAGTCAAGCAATCTTGAGCGATATATTCGTGGAAATGATTTGCGTCCAATGCCTGACGGATCATTTGTGACACCCATAATTAACATCGACTATGAAATCAGGGAAAACGACAAGAAGAGAGTTATAAAAATGTTGCGCCCAGAATTTACTGAATTTGTCGCAACGGAATTGAGGAAGATTTTCATTGGCTGATTCTTTATCATCATCCGATACGCTTAATCACGCAGGAGACATTCTCCTCGATGAAGTTCTTATTGTTTCCACGCAAACAGGTTTTCAGGTGAACATCACCAAGATGGTCGGTGCGTTTACTATTTTCGAAAACATATACTCAAACGGGTTGTCTGGAAATATTCTTATTATGGACTCGCTAAACCTTCTCAAACACATACCGATAATAGGTCGTGAGAAGGTTTTCATAAAGTTCAAAACACCGGGTGTTGACGATAAGTTCAGAAAAGTTGAGATGGATGTTTATAAAGTCTCATCCCAACTTCGTGGTGAGGAGGGTCAGGCTACGACCGTTATTCGCCTTGAACTCATATCCCCCATCATGACCATCTCAAGTTTGGTAAAGATGAATCGTGTTTTGAAAAACATGACATACTCAAACATGGCGGTTTCTGTTTTTGAAGACATCAAACCTTCACTTGCCGACTCTACTCGGAGCAATGCTCCGTTTATGAGTACACACGAATCACAGAATACTCCTACAAATTTGATATTGACTAATTGGTCCCCCCTGTATGCTTTGAACTGGTTGTCATATCGCTCCACCGCCTCACAGAACGAGTGGATGAGCGACTTTTTGTTTTATCAAACTATTGACGGATACTATTTTCACTCACTCAGCAAAATGAAAGTGAATGAGGCCGTTCGGGAATACACCAATATTCCTGCGGGTCAGCGGTCAAAGTCGGGTGACAGGCTCCCAGTCCTTGAGTTGCGGACAATCACACGATACAACATTAATGATGCCCACGACCGCCTGAAAGAGGTTTCCGAAGGAATGTATGGCGCAAGTCAGTTGGTTTTTGAGATGACCACCAAATCTTATTACGCCAACACGCATTTGTATAATAATCTTTTTGATAGAAACCCAGGAATGAACTCCAAGCCGCTGATAAATCGAAATGATATTCTGTCAAAATTCGATACGGCTTACCTGAAATATCATATAAAGCCTCATTATACATGGGACAAAATCGCCGATAGTTCTTTCGTGGATAGAAGTCTGGAACGACAATCTCTGTTGAACCAGATGAACTCTTTTATCATGTCAATCCGTGTTTTTGGTGACTCCACACTCAGAGTCGGAGAGACTGTCAGGCTTAAAATTATGGCAACAGAGAAAGTTTCCGAGTCGAAAGAGGAAACAGATCGCTATCTCTCAGGTAAATATATGGTGATTGCGATTGCCCATGAATATACTTCAGGCTTGCATGAAATGACTGTGACTTTGGCAAAAGACTCGCTTGTCGAACCCGCACCTGACAAGAAACCAAAGGAAGTGGAAATATTATGACAACCAGATCCGATTATGCAGGATTAGATACATTTGTTTGGTGGACTGGGGTGGTTGAGGAGATCAACGATCCGATGAAAATCGGTCGAGTCAAGGTCCGAATACTTGGTTGGCATACGGACGAGAAGTCGGAGAAAGGTATACCCACCAACGACCTCCCGTGGGCGCAGGTGATGCAACCAATCACAAGCCCTGCCATGTCTGGATTAGGACACTCGCCCACGGGACTTTTGCAAGGCTGTTGGGTGATCGGATTTTTCTTAGATGGCACAAATGCCCAACAACCGCTTGTTATTGGCTCCTATGGTGGAATACAGAAGCCAGACTTCGTGGATAAATCAAAGGGTAAAGTCCCATATAACGACATGGGAAAAAAGAGAAGTACCAATAATTACATGGACTACGAATTGGGTTTCCGAGATCCATCAAAGATTTATCCCGTAGAGGGTAGAATGGGTGAGCCAGATACAAATCGTTTGGCGAGAAATGAGAATGTGGATTGGACGATTGTTAAGAAAAAAGATGATTCCAGAAACAAGTGCGACACCGCTTTATACGGCTCATGGGAAGAGCCAAAAACGCCCTATGCGGCGAAATATCCAAAGAACCATGTTGTCGAAACGGAATCTGGACACATATTTGAAGTAGATGACACACCTGGCTCTGAGCGCATTCACGAATACCACAAGTCTGGTTCTTTTACCGAAACACACCCCTTGGGAAGTGAAGTGCATAAAGTGGTCGGAAACGCTTGGGACATAACTCTCAGCGACAATATGATTTTAGTCAAAGGCAACTCGTCAACCACGGTCGGAAAAATAATGAAAATAAAGACTGGCGAACACTTAGAGTTTGAAATTGATGGAGACTTCAGAGTTTTGGTGAAAGGAAACACTATCATGGAAACTCTGGGGAACATGATTCACAAAGTCAAAGGAAAGATGACGCTTGCGTCAGAAGGTAATATGTTGCTTGTAGCACCCAGAATCGACCTGAATCCGAGCGGGCTTTCCGCTAAGAGTATCAAGACTATTCTTACGACTCTTCGTAAAACCGTCAGCAAAGTCTATAATAAAAAATCCAATAAATCTGGTTGAGGTAAACAAACGATATGGGACTTGGGCCTACACCATATAAAATATCAGCACCAAAGACACCACCACGAATCGCACCGAGCGAGATTGTGTCTTCGGTTGGTGTTGTACCGCCCGAACTAATAGGAATCGCACAAGTTCCTGTGGTAAATGTTCCCTCATCGTTTGATGATGCGGTAAGAAATAGCGAACTGAATGATAAACTTGGAATAGACAGCGATGACATTATCACAAAAGAAATTGAAAAGTTTCCAGTAAAAGTGGAAGATCCACCCGCTCCCGAGGGTTCGGTATTGGGTTCTAAAGTCCCAGAAACGCTTTCTGCTTCGTCCATACCACCCACTCCATTCAGTTCTATTGAGGATGTTTTGCCCCAAACATCAAACATTGCAAATATTGCTGTGGGCGTGGTTGACTTGAATTCTTCCGATGTGAACGCTTTTGGGGGACTGGGAAAAGTTGTCGAAGAAACAACCGAATCCTCTCTTGCCGATGGGGAGCAACAAGTTCTTTCACAGACAGAGAGACCCATCGGTTCGATATTGGGTGAAAAACTACCAGGCGGAGGAGTATCTCAGGAAGCGGCTGTCCCCGCAGAGGAAACCGAACCCGCAACTGACTTCGGCGAAGCCCCTCCGTTCGATGTGGGACTTCTTGACGGAGGAGATTTTTAATGCCCGCCAGTCCATCTACGATTCGGTGGGAGCCGCCGAATAGAGTTTACCCATCTGTTGGATTTTCCCCCACACCAATACTTGAACATCAGTGTATGAATCGGGGGCAAATGTCCATCCATGCGTATCTGGATGGAACAGATCCAATAACCAGTTTGCCCACATCGACTGAAGCATTCAAATACGCTGTTGTTTCTGGGGAGTGGCCAGCGGGATTGACAATATCGAATGATGGCGCAATCTATGGAGTTGTTTCAGACAACAGATTGACATCTCCTTCAAAGATGGGAAACCCCCCTTTAGTCACTCCTTATGACCAGACCAATTACTTAGATTATGCCAAGTTGGGATTGAATGCGGTATTTACAGTCCGTGCTTATTTTGGATCAGTCGGTTCTCCAACCACTTACGATGCCGCATTTCAGATGTATGTCTTGACTGATTGGAGTTCAAGGCGTGACGATTTCATACTAAATATAAAGAACGAGTACCCCCTGACAGGTTCGCCAGAAGGTCTGACTTATCCTGTTGGGGAGGGTTATACATTCAGTCTTGATTCGAAACCTGTGGATAATGTTACTTATCTGAAAGGTATGAAGCGTAAGGGTTATTTTCCGGGGCCGGGTCAATGTTCGCCGTATCGGTTATAGGAGTCGGTATGCCAGCAGTACATAGAAAAGGCGATGCTTGCACGGGTCATGGATGTTTCCCACCCAGAAAGAACATTCAGGCTTCATCGAATGTGATTGTTAATAGTAAAGGTTGGCATCGAAGGGGTGATAAGTGGGCGAGCCATTGCTGTGGCGATTCGTGTCATTGCGATCCGCCCTGTAAACTTGCTATGGGGTCATCAAATGTGTATGTAAATAGTAAGAATGCAGGTCGTATTGGAGATCCAGTCTCATGCGGCTCTGCGGCGGGTACGGGTTCTCCGACTGTGTTCTGTGGAGGCTAATAAGGGGGTAATATGCCTGAAGTTAATGTTTTCGCATCCGACCTCGATATGGCCTTTTCAAGAAACCCATTCTCAAATGATGTTTCTTTGATTGAAGGTGAAGCCGCCATAAGACGAGCAGTAAGATCGCTCCTCCAATTAAAAAAGAATGAAAAACCATTTCACCCCGAAATAAATGCGGGCGTTGTTGATTTGCTGTTTGAACCATCAACATCAGTTGTGGTGGGTGAAATAAGAAACAGAATACAGAGAATGATTATTCAGTATGAACCAAGAGTGAAATCAAGCAAAGTTGATGTATTTTTTGACGAAGATACGAATAGTTTAAAAGTTCAGGTTACATACACCTTGAATAACCATCAAAAGGTATTCACCACAACAGTATCCGTTGAAAGGACTCGTTAATGGCTAACACACCAGTTGACCAACTTGATTTCGACTTAATCAAGAAAAGTCTTCGGGATTACTTGAGAGGTCAGGAAACTTTCAAGGATTACGATTTCGAAGGTTCGACACTCAACATCATTCTTGATTTGCTTGCATATAACACGCACTATCAGGCTTTCTATGCCAACATGGTCGCAAATGAGGCTTTTCTTGACTCTGCTCGAAAACGAGCATCGGTCGTGTCTCTCGCCAAGCACCTAAATTATACCCCCAGATCAACAAAGTCAGCAAGAATAAATGTCGATATTGAGTATCTGGTGAACAATACTGAAGATATTCGAACCGCAAATCTGAGATCAAAGTCTGGTTCGCTAACAATTCCTCGTGGAACTAAGTTCACTACCAGAGGGCAGAACGGCGACACCGTAACATTCAATACATTGAGTGACCATAGAGTCGAAGTGTTTGGAAATCAGTTTGTTGCGAGAAATGTCACCATTTATGAGGGTGCATTTAAATCAGAGTCATACATCGTAAACACACGAGATACGAATCAACGATTTTTAATAACCGATAAAAATGTCGATGTGGACACTATTTTACTTCGTGTTGCAAAATCAGTATCAAACACAGCAAACATTGATGAAGTCTGGCAAAAGGCAACTGACATCACGGAACTAAGTGGTGATTCGACTGTATTCTTTTTACAAGAAGCAGAAGATCAAACATGGGAGATTTATTTTGGTGATGGAATCATCGGAAGAGCATTAGAAAATGGAAATCTGATTACTATAGTTTATCTTTCATCCAAGGGAACTTTAGGCAATGGTGTGGGATCAACCGATTCTGAAAACACACCAACATTTAGCGTGGTGGATGAGGTATACAAGGCAACTGTTGTAGTAAACGATGAAGGAAAACCTCAGCCATCTTATGGAGGAGAAAGCCCTGAAGAGGTCGAATCAGTTAAGTATTATGCACCAAGATCGTATCAGGCGCAAGATAGAGCGGTGACAAAAGATGACTATCTTGCCCTTCTTGCAAGAGATTATAGCCTTAGATCCGAGTCTTTCTTGGTTTGGGGCGGAGAGGAAAACGATCCCCCGCAATATGGTAAAGTGTTCATAAGCATCAAACCTAAAAATTCTCCGAAACTTTCAATTACCGAGAAGCAGTCCATCGCAAGAACAGTCCTAAGAGACAGAAGTATTTTGACTGTAACCCCAGAGGTTGTTGACCCCGACATAACATATATCGTGCCCAAAGTAAAAGTTTATTTTGATTCTTCAAAAACATTTGTAACAAGCACGGAAATGTCAACGAGCCTGAGAAATAGAACGATAGAATTTGGCGACGAAAATCTGAACAAATTTGGATCTAATTTTAGAGCATCCAAGTTTTTGGCAACGATTGATAGAATGGATACATCAATCAACAGCAGTAATGTTGATTTAGTTCTTGAAAAGGTAATCGAGCCAGTTCTTGGGCAAAGTTTTCCATACACTATAAACTTTGACAATCCACTTAAACATCCGATTGATGGATATCCGTCTATTCTTGAGTCCACGGCTTTCTATTACATAGACTATGCCTCAACGAGCGCAAATAAACCCAGCGTTGTGGCGTATTTTGATGATGACGGATATGGAAAGGTTCGAATATACAAGTTAGTAAATGGAAATAAGGTTTATTTGGTTGATAATGTGGGAACAATCAACTATGAAACTGGAAAAATATCACTCAAAAACTTCGCTCCAATTTCAATCTTGGATGGTTCAAGTGAAATTCGAATAAGCGTAATTCCAAATAGAAACGACATTTTTGTGAGAAGAAATCAGGTGTTGGAATTCAATGATGACAAGATTCAGGTAGATGTATATGAGGAAAAGACTGTTATTGATAGAGGCGCATCTGACAGAGGGTTTCCTTTCAACACATAAGTAATAAGTCATGATTGACAAAGATAGAAAAATTTCAGAGTTGGTCAGCACACAACTGCCCGAATTTGTTCGGGTAGACAATCCAACTCTTGTCTCATTTCTTGAGACTTATTACGAGTGGCTTCAGAACAATGACAGAGATGGAAAACTGCTCAGTCCGATGTCTTTAGGTGATGTCATAGATGTTGATAATACAATCGACCAGTTCATAGACCATTTCAAAAAAGAATATCTCTTCAATTTTCCAGAAAAACTCGCCATCTCTGATGCGACAGGAAAGCCTGTTGACATCAAAAGACTCATAAAGAATATAAAATCTTTCTATAGAAGCAAGGGAACGGAAAAATCATATGAGTTCTTGTTCAGGATTCTTTACGATGTCGGTGTGGAGTTTTACTACCCCAAGAAAGACATTCTGAGAACATCCGATGGTAAATGGTATGAAAAGAATGCGCTGAAAACAACCACATCCCTTGGCGAAAGAATCTATGATTCAGTCGGACGGATAGTTTATCAACGAAACGCCGCAGGAAAAATTACAGCATCCGCAAAAGTTGTTGATGTAAACATATATCAACAAGGAATTTATGAAGTAGCCGAAATCACGATATCGAATCGAAACGGAAACTTCGTTGCAAATTCAGGCGCATCTTTCGATGTTGATGGCGAAACATTCAACGAAATAAAAATTTATAATGTAGTGTCTTCAGTTAGTATTACAAACGGAGGATCGGGTTATTCGATAGGAGATGCAGTTCGATTTACATCCGCAACTGGAGATTCTGGTTTTGATGCGTCAGGAATCGTCTCGGCAATATCAAGCACGGGCGCAATCAGAAAAATTAGAATTGAAAATTTTGGAATCAATTATTCATTGGCTCCAACGGTTAGTGTGGAATCTATCGGCGGATCTGGTTTTTCTGGAACCGCAGTTCTTGGTTCATTATGCAAATCTGAAGGTTACTACCTCAATTATGACGGAAGACTGAGTACAAACAAGGTCTTGCAGGATAATCACTACTATCAGGATTATTCATATGTTCTGAAAACAGAGGTTATAATTGATCAGTATCGTGAAATCATAAGAAGACTTACACACCCAGCAGGAATGGCGATGTTCGGTCAAGTCTTGATTAAACGATGCGCTCAGGACGATATTCGTAACGCCTCCGCAATGATTAGGTACGAAGTTCCAATAATCGGACACTATGCGCCATATACATTCAAGACATACGACAATTTACAAGATTGGTTCACTCGTTACGAGGATGAACTTTACGATGGACTTCCGGGATCACTTACGGCTGAAGGGTATATGCCCTTCTTCCATAACGAATTGATACAAAACATTTCAATACCGGGAAATCCAATATCGAGCGGTGTTCCTTTCAGAATATTTGATTCAAGAGCATCATACCTCTCAGTTCCACCGTTCTCGCTCCCGACGAATACATTACCAAGTTTTTCGATTCCGAGCCAACCGATTTACGAAGACAGAGGTCAGTTCAGACCTTTGGGCGAGCCTGCCAGAAAATACGCTGATCCTTTCTGGATCATTTATGAACACCCAAATCGAAAAATTACAGAACCTGTTTTGGCCAGAATATGGAAAAATCAGGTTGTCGGAAACCCAGAGTTCGGATGGAAATGGGATGAATTCTGCACGATTACGGGTGGAATCGGTGCGACTGGATGGACTGCCGACTTCTATTCCGCCGAACCTGTCGATAGTAAATACACATTCTTGAAGTATTCCCCCACATCCGAATTCAGAAAAATAACGGCCAGAAGTTTCTTTGAGATGCCCGTGGGTATTCCCTTTGATTGCCGATACGACTTCAATGACATCAGTCCCCCATCAATATCCATTGCCAGTCCCAAAAATGGAGAAGTGGTAACTGCGGACGATTTGGTGGTGACCATATCGGTTGAAAATGGAGAAAACAATAGGGTTTTACCCGCATCTGATAAAGTGGTTGAAATTGAAGTTTTAGTTGACGGAAGACCTGCTACGAATATCGGCCCCAAAATGACACTTGAGCAAAGAACGGGCAGGTTCGCCAGCCCCAGTTATGGTTTACATAGAATACAAATAAATGCTTTGACAGAAAATGGTAAAAAGACACCTTTAGTTCCATCTGATTCGATTGTGATTCTTTACATTGATACCGATCCGTAATAGTCACATAACCCACTATAAATAGTAGAAACCCATGCCCAGAAGTTGCGACCCATTTCGACAAAATCACAAGCGTTTCATCATGGAAACGCTATTAGACGAATACAGCGATATTTCGGAAGAAAATCTCTATTTGTCTATTGGAAAAATTACTCAATGGGGTGTCACAAACGACAACAGAATACCGTCAATTGATTCGGTCAAAGATGATACTGATTTTTGGAGGGGCATGATTGCCGCCAAAAGAATCAACAGAGACGATGTGTCTCTTGTTGTTCGAAGAATTGATTGGAATCCAGGTAAGGTATTCGATGCCTATAGGGATGATGTTGACTTATTTGATGATCTGAAACCCGCCGATTTTTACGCTTTAGTTGATGATCAGCGAGTTTACATCTGTATTGACAACAATAATAATTCCCAATCTCTGTATCCACCCACCCATACCGATTCATTGGTTCGAAAACTGGCGGATGGATATCGTTGGAAATTTTTATACGAAATAACTGAAACCAAAAGAAAATTTTTGACAAAATCCGATGCTCGTGCCATCGGTTATATGCCAGTTGAATATATCGAATACTTACAGCCAAACGATGAGCGAAGACTGCAATGGCTTGTTCAACAAAACGCAGTAAATGGAAAAATTGATTTTGCATACGCAGACGATGCGGCAAAAATTTACTGGGTAAGCACGGACGACTGTATATTCCCAAGTGGAACGAATCTTGTTGCTATTACGGTTCCAGCGGGCGCAACATACATCGACATATCATCTCCTGATTTAGTGCCCACAGCCGAAAAATACAAGGACATGATTTTTAGTGTTGACAGCGGAGCGGGACAGGGCCAAAGACGAGTTATCAAATCTTATACTTGGAATTCTATCGGTGGATATGGAAGAATCAATGTAGACGAATTAACAACAGGTCTTTCCAGTTCCGAAGCAGGAAGTAATGTATCCCTGTTTAGCATTCAACCCAGAGTTTTGGTTTCTGGTGATGGATTTGGAACAAGCACCGTAAATCCATATATTACCACAGCCGATTTAGCCTTGAAATTTGGATCAACAGCGGATTCGGCGGCGACAAATGTGTGCAATACCTATGAGGCAAGATTGATCTCTGGAATAGAGATAATCAATGGAGGAAAAGATTATTCGTTTGCAAACCTTGATGTGCCCAAGGGCGTAACCGCTCTATCTTACACTCCACCAACATATCGAAAAATAGCAAATCTGATTCATGCCGTAATGCCCCCACCAGGTGGCCACGGTGCAAACCCAGTCAAGGAACTCGGTTCAAATGCTTACATGATTGTAGCCGAATATGATCGTGAAGAATCGGGTAAAGTGGACACTGATAATGACTTTAGGCAGTTCGGTATATTGAGAAATCCTTTATTGCAAAGTAAGCAATTCAGACTGAAATTCTATCAGTCTGGTATCACTGGTTCTTTCTCAGTTGGCGGAACTGCGGGCGGGGGTAATACAGGCACGGGTGCGATAGGTACAATATTAGAGTGGTGTAAAGGTAAGGATGGTGTTAGTGGAACCAGTGAACTTGTCTTGAACAACATAATTGGACCCACATTTGCCATGGGTGCAACCTTTGCCCCCGGTTTCAAAATTTTTGATGTAAGAGAAATAACTCGGGCTGGACAAGAGGGAAGGCATTTACTCAATCTCAGACTGGCCTCGGTCGGCTCGGATTTTGCGGACGATGGGTCAGATTATAGCAAGAATTACTACGCACATGGCGTAGGAAATACAGTTTTAAATGTCGGAAAATCATATTCAAGTGGTCAGATTTGCGGTTGGTCTCCCGATGAGTCTGGAAAATCGGGAATATTGTCACTGGAGTTCCCGAAAGGCAGATTCGATCTCAACGAAACAGTCCTCCAAATGACTCCAAAGTTTGAAGTTGTCGGGAACGGATTTTCTGGGCCAGGGAGAATAACCTCTATATCCACGGAACTTGAAAATGTTCCCTCAGTCTACGACCTAACCACAACCGTTAGAGTCAGTGGGACGAATTTTGATGAAGATTCATTCCTCGCCGACTCTCAGGTTTATTTCTCAACGGGATTGACTATTGCGAATGGATACATTATTGACTGGGTTCCGTCAACAGGTGGAACTTATGGCGATATTCGCCTCGCAGGATTGCAGGGAAATGTCGCAGTTGGTCAAAATGTTGATTATGTCGTAATAGGCCCATCAGGAAATACATCAACCACAAACGCTCAAATTACAACCATCAGCCATAAGGGTGAGTTGAAATTTAGGTCTGGCGATATTCTATACATACAAAATATGAATCCAGTTCTTAGAGATTTAGAACAGAGAGAAGAAATTAAACTCGTAATTGAGTTATAAGGTAGAAAAAATGCCATCTTATATACCAGAACTTTTCAATACCGATCCGTATTACGATGACTTCAACGAACAGAAGAAATTCCTGCGTATCATGTTCCGCCCTGGATATGGCGTTCAGGCTCGTGAACTTACTCAGGTTCAAACCATTCTCCAGAATCAAATTGAGCGATTCGGCGACCATGTTTTTGAAGAGGGAAGTATTGTAAGTGGCGGAAAAATAAATGTAAACAGTTTGAAATATGCCCGTGTCATGGGCCTCTCGGGAACAACCGATGTCAAGGATTTTATCGGCGTTGTCGCCAGAGGTGCTACGACCGCCAGAGCAAGAATCGTACACGCTGAATACGGGTTGACAACATCCTCGGTTGATAATTTTGCCGTTGTGTTTTTTGACTACCTTGATGGTGGCACGGGTTTCGTTTATGGCAGTAGAATCGAAGGAACCGCCGCAAATGACACCCTGATTGCATTTAGCGTAACGGGAACTTCTGTGGTAAATTCAAGTCCACCCCCTGTCGGAAACGCTCTGGTTGTTTCAGTCGATGAGGGCGTTCGCTTTGCTGAAGGCTTCTTTGTTTATCATGAGGCTCAAAAGATCGGCGCATATGGTCTTAGCGGGCCAGGCGGCAGTCAAGTCAGATGGTTTGACAGCCCAAACACACGAATTGGGTTCTCGGTTGATAAGAGTTTTGTAGATGCCGACACGGATACCACCCTCAAAGATCCCGCATATGGCTCATACAACTATAATGCACCGGGTGCGGATAGATTCCAGATTGATTTGAATATCGCTCAATCTGGGTATACCGCAACAAACACAAGCGCAGTCGATAACTTCTCAAGAACCGATTTCATTGAATTTATTCGATTGGTTGATGGCTCTCCAATCAAGATTGAGAAGTATCCAGAGTATGCCGTATTGGAAGAGTCTCTTGCCAGAAGAACATTCGATGAATCTGGAAACTACACGGTTCGTCCTTTTGAAGTGAACCTCGTGAACGGTGTGGGTATAACTAACAGCGGAGAGACAGGCTCGATTTTCGCCGATCTTGAGCCGGGTAAGGCTTATGTATTTGGGTATGAGTTTGAAACGCAATCAAACACTCGACTTGAATTGGAAGCCGCAAGAACATCAACACACGAAAGAACTCTTACAACGGTTGATTTCAATCGTGGTGTCGGCCCATACTGTCAAGTTGAGTTTTCTGGCATTACCGCATCAATACACAGTTTTACTGGATTTGATCAACAGCAATTAGTCTATCTTAGTTCTGGACTTAGTGCATCCACACAACAAAGAATAGGAACGGCCAGAGTTCGTGGTATAGAATGGGATACTGGAAACATATTTAATTTGTATCTTTACAATGTTGAAATGACTGGCCCATCATCCTTCAACGACACAACACGAATTTTTACAGAACCATCGGGAGCGTCTCACGCATTTTCTATAACAGGAACAGTCGGACTTCAAAACACAAAAGATGGAGACCTTTTATACATTGTCCCATCTGGTAGTAGAGTTAAAACCATAACAAGCGCAGATTATGCGGTTGCGGGGCACTTTAAGTTTTTTAATACAACACCAACATCCTCTCAATTTACATCATCTGGGGGTATAGTCAGCGCAAACTTTGATTTGTATGCACAAACATATACGGTTAATGCTGGATCAAGATTCTCTATTTCGCCCTCAGTTATAACGACCATAAACTCAGATGACAACTTGATGGCTTTTGATAGAAATGGAGCAGTCGGCGGAACCGCTATAAGAACCGCAGATGGAACAATTAATGTCACCCTTAGAGGTAAAGGTGTGACTCATAGTAACACTATTTTCATTACCACAAGTATAGACATCAATGATATATCCACATTCAAACGATCCAAGAGTTCCGTGACTGAGAGTTTATCTGGAAATGCGGGTGGTTTTACTGGATTTTTCTCAGGTCTAACGAGTGATCAATACGGAAACAGCGTTCTTTACTTCGGTGGAAAAACTGATGTTTATGAGGTAATTTCACTTACGGGAGTTTACGACACTACCACCACACAGGTTAAAAATTATTTTACATTCGACAGCGGTCAAAGAGACAACATTTATGATTGGTCGAGAATGGTCTTGAACGCAGGAATTACTGCGGTGACGGGACCTTACTGGGCCACTATTAAGCGATTTAATCACTCAGGAGTCGGCCCATTTACAGTGGATTCATATTCTGGAGTAAATTACTCAGATATACCAGACTACACAAGCAGAACTACAGGAAAAACTTATAACTTGGCGGATGTGATTGATTTCAGACCCGATAGAGGCCCGAGCGGAAGCACAGGAACAACAGGCGTTCCTTGGATACCGACAAATACCGTAGCAAACGATAATGAGTTTTCTTACACTCATTATTTACCACGAACAGATAAAATCGTATTGAAGAGAGATAGAACATTCTCGGTCATACAGGGAGTTCCGAGCCTTGATGCAATAACTCCCCCTGACGATCCCAATGCGATGACACTTTATAATATTACATTAAATCCATACACATACGATAAAGACGATACATCTTTGAGATATGTGGACAATCGTAGATACACGATGCGTGACATCGGTGAGTTGGAAAAGCGTATCGAGGCAGTTGAATATTACACTACGCTTTCATTGCTTGAACAAGAAGCAAAGACACTTTCTATTGTTGACTCCGATGGCATCGAAATGCCCAAAAAGGGTATTTTGGTTGATCAATTCAAAGGACACAACATTGGTGATGTCACCAATCTAATGTATGCCGCCTCGATAGACTTTGAAAAGAATGAACTTCGTCCGCCATTTGAGCATAGAGTATTTGGATTTACTGGTCCATATGGATCAAGAACAAACACGCTTACGGTTTCCGAAGACGGAATCATAACTCTTCCATATACATTGCGCTCAGAAATCAATCAAGTTCTTGCCACGGATACTGAATTTGTAAACTCTTCATCTATTGTCAACTATCTTGGAAACTTGAAACTTACACCATCGGGTGATTATTGGTTCAGTAATGCACTGAATCCAGTTGTTCGTGTCAATGTGGATGGTGAAAATAACGCATGGGCTTCTGGTCAGGGTCTGGGTTTCTCTGGAGGAGGTTTCGGTTCTCAATGGAATGACTGGGAGTCAAATTGGTATGGTAGAGACATTCCAAGTGAAACTACCACTAAGCCAAATCTCCCAGTTCAGAACTCCGTTGTTGCGAAGAATAAAGGAGTAAGCCTCGGAAATACCTACAAGTCAGGTGTTCCCGAGGGAATCAAGAGAAAATCTGTCACCAAAACAATCAAGAAGGATATTATTCCTTATGCCCGTAAGCAAAATGTAACGCTTGAGGCATCGGGACTCAAGCCAAACACTACTTTCTATGTGTTCCTTGACAATATTGATATTACAGCGTATTGCACGGGATCTTCACAGAAGACAGATTCTAAGGGGTATTGCACGGTTCAATATCGTGGTGCTACTGGCGATACAGTGAATAACTTCCTCACAGGAAGAAGAAATTTCAGAATCACGGACAGCAGTACGAATACCGTATCTCAGTCCACAATGGCGGCTGACGCTACTTATAATTCTATTGGAGCAGTTGACACCCTCAACGAGGACGGAATCCTCTCAACGAGACCGACCCATACGAGAAGAAGATCCGTGAAGTCCAACAAGATTCAATCGAATCTTTCGGAACTTTTATCGACCGACTTCTTCGGATTTACCGAGCCGATGAGTCAGACATTCTTTGTTGATCCCGTAAAGTATCCAAACGGAGTTTTCATTAAGAATGTGGGTATTGCGTTTGCAACGAAGAGTACGGATAATAATATACCAATAACTGCTCAAATCAGACCCACCGTTTCTGGATATCCACACCCATCGAAGATAATTCCATTCGGTGAAAAGACGCTCTATTCGGACAATATTACTACAAGTTCGGACGGATCTACCGAAACGACATTCACCTTTAGTAGTCCAATCTATCTGTTGCCCGGAAACGAATACGCAATCTGTTTGGTTACGAATAGTTCTGAGTTTACCGTTTACAAGGCGGTTGTGGGTAGTAATATTATAAACCTGACAACTGGCGTTGCGGACAGAAAAGCCACAAAGCAACCCGGAATCAGAAGTTTGTTTACTCCTCAAAATACTGGTTCGCTTAAGAAGAACGACAACGAATCCCTGAGATTCTCTCTCGGAGTTTGCATATTCTCACCACAAAGCGGAGAGTGTACATATCGAAATGACGCAGGATCTTATGCGGGAAGCACCTTCTTCGATGTGGGTAGAATCAATGTCAATCATATTCTGCCCTCCTCCACGAATATAATCTTTGAGGAAGATGGCTTGTTGAATACATCGGCTACCCTTGTTCAGGCGAATAAGAACTTCGATAGACCCGCAATCGCCGCCGCCTCACGAGAGAAAACCGCATCGACCAACTTTACAAATCTGAAGATGAAACTTTACGGTAATGCTTATGTGTCACCCGTTGTGGATTCTGAAAGTTCACACTTCCTGATCGTAAAAAATAACATAAACAATAATACTGATTTGAATCTTAACTATGAGTTGAATCCGACAAATCTTGGGGCGACCGCTGACAATAGAAGTGCGGCTCGTTATATCACCAAGCAGGTTATCTTGGAAGAGGGTTTTGAAGCCACAGACATCTATGTCCAGATGGCACTCAGCAATCCTCCCGATTCCACAATACAGGTGTTTGTCAGACCCATGCCCATCGGTGAGTCTGATTTCACAAATATCAGTTATCAACAATTGTCCCCAACCACAGCCGCATCAATAGGATATTCTTCAAATCCAGACACCTTCCGTGAAATAACATTCTCAAAGCAATCCCTTTCGAAGTTCCGTGCCTTCTCGATAAAGATTGTAATGTACTCATCAAATGCTACGACAACAGGGAAAGACCCAAGAAGCATTCCGAAAATCAAGAACCTTAGGATTATCGCCGTATGAGTGAAAAGATACCAGTAAAAAACAACTCTGGACTCGTTCGTGATAAGTCAACTGGGGCGATTTTATCAGTTGATAGAGATGCGATACGCATATATGAAAACAGGCGAAAAAAGATTGAATCGGATAGAGAACGACTAAATAAACTCGAAAATGAACTGGCCGAACTCCGTTTACTAATAGAAGAAATAAGGAAGAAGTAATCCATGTCTTGTTCCTGCACAGGTAACTGCGACCTCATCAATATCAATCCTCTCGCTCTTTCCGATACCTTTCACACTTGGTACGATAGAACGAATGAAGTCATTACAAGCCTGAATAAGGTCAACATTTACGATGTCCAAGTCGGACTTACTAATAGTGGTCTGACTGGTGTGTCCACCTGTCAGAATGGAAACTATAGTGGATTGCTTACGATAAAGGCTCAGGTTGGCCCAGGCATCGGACTTGGAAGTGTCTCAACACCAAACTATTATTTGAACTCGATTATGTTGGATGTTACGGGGTTGAGTGGTTGGGAAGCAGGAAGCGGATACGATGATGCTATTGGAACAAGACCAACTTCATCTTTCCCAGCACTCAATGACTGGTTTATTGTAAGTGATGTAAGCGATGGAACTCTCGGTGTTGGCGGCGGAACTCCGAAGAAAATACAAGCACAGCAAATGCTTCCGCCGAAGGTTTACCTTCCAGATGGGTTTGAGTTTAATGGTAATGTGTATATCAACGGTGCTTTGACGGTTGAAAACGCAACTAATCTTGCTTCAGGAGAGGTGGCGGTCGAGGACTCTCTGATTGAGTTGGCGTATGTACAAACCGTTGCTGTGGGTTGTACTGGAATTACTGCCCCAAATAATTTAGGTTTTCCAGCAGTCGGTCTTACTCTTTACTATTATGATACTACATCGGGTGGAACTGCAACTCCTTCATCAATCGCAAGAATTCAAGGGATTACTTTTGCGGGTGATCAAACCGAAATACGACTTCACAAGTTTACGAAGGGCGGAGTCGGTGATATTAGACCCGATGGAAAACTGAGCGTAACTGGACCTTATGGGCCGGGTAGTAGGTGGGACTTTACTGTTGTATCTGGCCCAACTACAACGACAGCGTTCCTTACCGATGATCTTTTAGACTTTTCTGGTATTAGGATTAAGGGTGCGTCTGGAGACAAAGAGTTAGTTTGGGTTTACAAAGAGGGACCCAATCAAGACATTTACAACTCTTTCATTTCCACATCCAATTTGGGTGTATCTGGAAGTAGCAATTCAATAATTGCATCGAAATTCCGCTCGTATGGTTATAGCGACTCGTCTGTCAATAACACATTCCAGTTCATGGGATTCGATGATGGAAAGCCGAAAATCATAATCGGTGGATCAACTGGTCAACAACAATATGGCCACCATGGTTATTGGGCAATTCAGCACGATAATAGAGGAATAACTGGTGCTACTCACCAACCTTTGAACTTTATTTTCAAGAAAAGCACTACGGATAGTGAATCGGTTCTTTTCAAAATTGCTTCTGGTGCGTCTGGTCAGACATTTGGTTCTGCATTTGTGACAGGACAGGGCACAAACACAACCACAACTTTTGCACAGGGATTCAATAGCGATTTCTTGGACGGCGCACATGGAACAACATGGGCCACACCATTCTCCATTCCGATTTCAATGAGCAATGGAAAGATCGCACGGGATTGGCTCCCCGAAGGAACAGAAGCGATCACGAAATGCTTTACGCAGGCATCAAGCGGTCTTGTCATCGGAGATGTTGTCCGAGTGAATCCAGACAATGGAAGTCTTACATTCGCAAGAGCGGACACATTCGAAAGAGCCGAAGCACTTGGTATTGTTAGTTCTGTAACAGGTAATGAAGTATGTGTTGTGACCAAGGGATTCATCAGCCTTACGGGAAATTCCTCATCTAACATTTGGGATGTGTTCCCTCTTGTCACGGGAAATGTGTATTATCTTAGTTCAAATGATTACGGGTCTCTAATCAAAGATCCAGATGGTCCTCTTCCAATCACGCTTGGCCAAATTAGAAAGCCGATGCTTTTGGCTCTCAGCGCATATACGGGATATGTTGCAAACTACCTCGGTATCGTTTCTGGTGAAGAGACAGATATAGTTGATTCGGCAGGTGTCATACCAATCGGTATGGTTATGCCATATTCTGGTGCTATATCGGACATACCGTATGGTTGGAAGTTGTGTGACGGTACAAGACTGTTGAAGGCTGAATGGGCGGAGTTGTATGCGATCATTGGTCAGAATTACTACCTTGAAGGTCGAATTCCGAATGATTACACCACTGGACCCGTGACTATCGTTCTTACGAATACCGATTCGTATGATATTCAGGTCGGTGATTGCTTGCAGGTTGAAGTAAATGTCAACGGAATTTATTACAATGCCAACACCATCGTAGCCTCTGTTGGTGCAGGAGTGAACTACGGTCGCATAACAGTCAATTCATTCAGCATCGTAGTTTCCAATGTCGCACAAACCCTCGCAGGAAGAACTCTGAGACTTCGTGGTCGCATTCCCGGTCAGGGTCAGACGGGTAATCCGATATTCTTCCTCCCAGATTTCCGTAGCAGAACCCTGATTGGTTCAACCAAGGATTCTGGTGCGTCTTTTGCTGGTGTGGATGTTTCTTTGGGAGACATCGGCGGTGCAGGATTGAAGTTCATTTCGGCTGATCAACTCCCAGCCCACTCACACGAAATCAGAACAGCATCTGGTGTTTCTGTCGGATCTGGTGCTATAGTTGGAATCGGAAATGCTACTAACAGCGAAACCAGTAATCTGTCAACCGTTCGCTACACCGATTTAGGACCGCAACTCGCCAGTGGTGTAAACAGAAGAGCATTCGATGTAATGCAACCATATGCCACGATTAACTGGATTATCCGTGCGAAGCGTGGTTTATCCGCTCTTATTCTTTCGGGTCATAATCATGATGATCGCTACCATCCCCTCCAAGGAAACTTCAAAGTAAGTCCATATTCGGCGGGATTCTATGGAGATTGGGGAGTCTATCACGACATCCCATCCTCATATCCACAAATGAGAAGACCTGGTGGATTTACTGGAATGTTTATCAGCCGTTGGGATATAGGTCTGATTGGTAGTGAATCTAATAGCGTCTTGCAGAATTTCATGTATGGTGATTTGAGTGTGTTTAGTGATGGAATTACACTAAACAACCTTACGGGTGGAGGCTATGCGGGTGTCGCATTCAAACTTGATTCAAAGATATCTCAAGTTTCGATTCACGGCTCTACAGTCAATAATCTTCAGCCTCCAAAACTCAAATTTACCAATATTCAAGCCCCGAATGTAGATACATTCCCAATCGGTCAAATAATTGGTCTAACCGCTCCTAAAGATGGTCAAGACTCATACGCTACAAATAAATTCTACACAGACACAGCGTCCAAGTTTATTTACAACGCCTTACCTGCGGGTGAATTTTCTGCAAGTAGAAACCGACCAACAGGTCAGTTTAATGTCATCGCCGCAACGGGAGTCATAGCACCAACTGAAAAGACGATATTGAGCGTTGTTGCGGATAGTACACCGTCTGGAGTTGGAGCAAAGACGGAAGTCCACATCCGTGGCGACATGAGCATTTATGGAAACGGCCTTACGGGTTCAGACGGAAATGTAATCCTTCCTGCACATAATAGAGGAACATTTACATTTGATACTCTACTTTCTCGATTCAGAGTTATTGGTGGAGGAACCGCAAATACAGATATTTCTGCTATAAATCTCCTTGAGCCTCCCACCATTTCTTTGTTGAATCGCAATCCAAGACAGGGAGATTTTGTAAGCGGTGATCCAATCGGTATTATCGAGGGTCTTACCGCACCAGATAGAGATGACAAGGCCACAAACAAGTGGTATGTTGATCAGGAAATTGCCAAGAAGAGACTAATCATACCTTTGGCTGGATACTCCGTCACTGGTGTGGCGATGTTCAACTCAGAGGATTTTGAAGTTTCCTCAAGCGGTAGAGTCAGCATAAGTCGTGCAATTACTGATATTGGTGTCGCTATTACGGGTTCAATCCTTCCAGAACCGCCTCTATACCCGACAGGCAGAATTCCTGCTGTTAATGGAGTTAGAGGATTCAACATCAGTACAAATCAAGATTTGCTTGGACAGGGAAGACCCACTCGCACAATTCTTAGTGCCTTTGCAAATGCTGATCCGAGATCCATAAATTCTTATGATTCTGCTCATGAGATTTTTGTAAACGGAGACTTTACAGTATTTGGAGATGCCTACGGTCGATCTTCCAACCGATCTGCACACGGCAGTGCGTCCTTTGCGGTTGATCCAGTTTTGAATAAAGTTACGATTCTGGGCGGATATACAGCGGGTTATGTGAATGGTTCATATACAGTCACAAATGAAAGAGCCACCCCCGCCCCAACTTTGGAATTTGTTGACAATCGTGGTGGATGCAGAGGTAGAATCACTGGTCTGACTGCACCATCCAGTGGATGTGATGCGGCGAACAAGGATTATGTTGATCAGAGAATTAGTAATATTTATATGTTTGGTTCACCCCCAGCAGAGATGACTACACAGTTCTATGCGGGAACTGATGCTGATGTTATAAAAACAATAACGCTTAATCCAGGGACATATAATATTAAAATGGAGGGCCATGTTCAATATTTCCCACAACAAGGTGGTGGTTCGGCCAGAAGTTGTGTTGTTAAGCATTTACAATGGGTTGCGGCTGAAGGGGGGCTTTTGAGCGGACAAGGTGAACTCAAGTTGAGATTTATGAACGAAAACCTCGGCGGTGCAGGTTATGGATATTTGCCAGGATCAAGTTCGGTTGATATGACGGAAATTCAAGTTCTTCCTCGTCTTGCCAACGATCCCCTACAAGGGCAAGGATATCCTGTTGTATTTACTCTTTACGCACTTCGTGGGGAAGCATCCAACGGCGTTCCTGCGGGTATTGCAGGTGGTACTGGAAATAGAAGATTTAGGAGTAATGGTTGCTCTGTAACAATAAGCAGAATCAGTTAAGTAATCAGAGGAAAAATGGCAATTAGCATCAACTACGATCTTGACCAAGGAACTGACTTCAGTTTCGTTGCAACTCGCAAAGACAGCGATGGTTTTGCCGTTGCTATTACAGGCGGTGCGACTGCTTTTTGTCAGATGAGGAAGCATTATTCCTCTACATCAGCAGTTACTTTCAATACTACAATTACAGGTAGTACAGGAGAGATTCTTGTTTCTTTGAGTGCTACAGGATCTTCTGGAGTGAAAGGTGGAGTCTATTTTTATGATGTTGAATTGCACATCACCCCCAAAGATGGTGCAGGAAATGGAATCCCACCAACAAAAGTATATCGAGTGGTTCAGGGAATGATTACGGTTTATCCAGAGGTTACAAAAATCTGAAGATAATTGAAAGTCATTTGATTCTTCCCGCCTATATACATCTGCACAATCGCACAACAAAATGGAGAAATTTGCGATGAATGATAATTTTAGTATCAATGTGAGTGGAAAGAAAAAGACGGTAAATCTCTGCATGATTGTAAAGGACGAGGCTCATGTTATTGAGCGTTGTCTTTCATCCGTTCTTCCAGTTATTGATTATTGGGTGATTGTTGATACGGGTTCGACAGACGGAACTCAGCAAAAAATCAAGGACTTCTTTGACCGTAACGGCATCAAGGGAGAACTTCACCAGTCCACTTGGACGGACTTCGGAACCAATCGCTCTGAGGCTCTGAATTATGCCCAAAAGACGGGACATGACTATAGTCTGATGATTGATGCTGATGAAATTCTTGTGTATGATTCGGGATTTGATCCTGATAAGTTCAAGGAAAGTCTCACCGCCGACCTTTACAATGTTTTTGCGGTATACGGCCAGACTAAGTATCACCGCCCTCAGTTGACCTCTAACCACAAGAAGTTCTACTATCGTGGTGTTCTTCATGAATATGTTGACTGCCACGACCCCATCGAGACTCGTGACTTCGCTCGTGGGTTCATCAATACCCCTATTCAGGACGGAAACCGATCCAAGTCGGCTGACAAATACGCCAAGGATGCCGTGACTTTTGAGAACGCCCTTGCTTCTGGCAAGGTCGAAGAGAAAGACTTCAATCGTTATCACTTCTACCTCGCCCAGTCCTATCGTGATTCTCAGCAATGGGAGAAGTCACTTGATGCGTATATCAAGCGAGCCGAACTGGGCGGTTGGAACGAGGAAGTGTTCTACTCCTACTACCAAGCGGGTCGCATCATGGAAATCCTGAAGAAGGAGTTTGACGAGATCATCCGTATGTACTTCCAAGCGTATCAGGTGGCCCCGTGGCGTGCCGAAAGCCTTTGGGCGGCGGCTCGTCTCTGCCGAAACTACTGCCGTTGGGATCAGGCTTACCGCTTCGCCAAGCAAGCCCTAAAAATCAGATACCCCGAAGGTGCGTTGTTTGTCGGACAGTCTATTTACGATTGGGCTATTTTGGATGAATTTGCGATTTCGGCTTACTGGACAGAGCATTACTACGAATCCCGAATGGCTTCCATTCAACTCCTCAAGGACAATAAGTTCCCACCCGATCAGAAAGATAGGATTGAGGCAAACCTCAAGTTTGCTTCAGAGGCTTTGTTGTCTGAAAAGGCATAAGGGGATGTGTAATGCTGTCTAAATAATCCTATCATTCGAGGATAAAAGATGGCATTTAGCGCAATCATTCCAAACGGTTTCGGTGGTGGGTCGGTCGGTTCAAGCCGAGCGATCCGCAATACAATAACACAAGCAGGTCACGGCCTTTCCGCAGGAATGGCCATTTACCGAGATGAACCTTCGGGTTTCTACAAACCCTCCACATCTCTTGTGTTCTCCACGGCAAATACTTGTGGAATTGTGGAAGATGTTATTGATGCCAATCGCTTCACTGTGGTTTACGGTGGAGAGATTGATTTTGGTAGTGAACTCTTAGCCATAGATGACTTCACAACAAGTCTGACTGATGGATATGTTTACTACCTTACAGATACAGATGGATTGACTGGATTCATTTCTCCAGCCCCACCCTCATCGGCCTCTGCCGTATATCACCCAATCCTGATTGCAACAAGCACCACTAAAGGTTTGGTTGTAAATTCTCTTCCCACAATAGTGTCTGGTGCGTCCTTAAACACGCCAGTTGGCTCTATTGTTCCTTGGGCGGGACAAGCGTCTTCCGTTCCAACCAACTGGCTGATTTGCGTGGGTTCATCATTATCTCGGTCCTCGTACCCCGATCTTTATAATGCAATCGGTTCGAAATACCAGATCAAATCAACGGTAGATTCGACATTCTTGGCGGGTGCTTCTGCATATCACAACAGACTTGTTGTTAAATTTGACGGACAACTTCCAGAGACGCTACCAACACTTCAGACTGGATTGAGTGGCGTTCATATGTTGAACGATGCGCTTACTTATCGGGGTTACAGGCTGACTTGGAGTTCAACCGATTCTGTTCTCGGCGAACTTGTAACGGTCGATAATGATGCAAAAACGGCGACATTTAAATTCCTTACTGATTATCCCACATTTTCAGCACACTCAGATTACTTTACCGAGTTGACATCTGCGGTGGGAACGGTGGTTAATATTGGAACATTGAGTGATGGTGAAGTCTCTGGTGTAACCAGTTCATCGTTCTTTATTCCAGACATGAGAGCAAGAACCGTTTTCGGTTCTGGACATAGTGTCGGCCTTACCAGTACAGGATTTACTCGTGGTTATATCGGAGGCGAGCAAACACATACACTTACGGTTCCAGAACTTCCTGAACACAGCCACAGAGTTTCAGTTTCAACATCTTTCAGTGCAAACGGACTTGGTGGTAGGGTATTGAACGCCGAGGCTGGAACACCGATTCAGAACAATACTCTTCATGCGACAAAAGCATTGACCGAAATTACGGGTAGTAATGATGACTTCAATGTATTGAACCCATATGTCGGTATGCACTGGATTATTCGATACCAGAAATCGTCTGGCCCAGAAATCGAAATCGGTCCACCTGGCCCTCAGGGTATTCAGGGACTGGTTGGTGCAACTGGAAATACGGGAGAAATCGGTTTTACTGGACCGACTGGTCCCACGGGTTTAATTGGACCTACGGGAAATACGGGACCAACTGGTTCTCAGGGTATTCAAGGTATTCAGGGTATTCAAGGCGTTCAGGGTATTCAAGGAAACGACTGCATTTGCCAAAATCAATTCGGTGGACCAGAAAGTCCTGAAATTAACCTTGCCGCCAGAAGTCCATATAATGGGTCTGTTTCTCCTGAATCATCCATTCTTGGAGTTATAGAATTATCAACTTCCGAGGGTCAACCAACGGACTTTGATTACTTCAAGAACTCGCTCAAAACTTTCAATACACCATTTGCTGAGTTGCTGAAGAATGAATTTGGTGACAATACCATCAATCCCCATGCACCTGTTTCTTTTGCTAAACCACCTGTTGGTTATGAAACCACCACATGGACATCAAGACCAAACTCTTTGTTGGTTAGAAATTTAGAGACAACTACATCTCTTGATTTCACTGAAAGAAGCAACGCCAATTATAACAATCTCGTTATTAAACTAAATCCGGGACATTACTACATCAATGACGGCGAGACTTTTTCAGTCTATGGGCCAAGAAAGATAGTGATTGGTGCTGATCCGAATGCGGGTTCAACATTTGTTGTTCCGATAAAATGCCTTGAGGTTCTGCCTGTGGTTGGTGCTACAGGAATTACTGATTATGATATGTTTAATCTGAGATTGTGTTCGGGAACCACCGCACTTTCATCGTGTTTGGTGGGAACAGGAAACTATGTGTCATTCACCCGAAATGACCTGTGTTTCCCCAATACACTCGGAACCGCAGGACTCGGCTTCACCACTGGAAATCCAAATGCAATCGGACCCACTGGGACAACATACGGATTTTTGACTACCCTTTTGGGTTCTTATGAAGTGGTTGATTGTGGTTGGACTGGATCAACTTGTAATTGCTGTGGTTGTCCATCGGCCACAGCACCAAATTACAGTTGTTTCACGGTCAGAGTGCCCCACCCTTACGCTAAAGGAAATACTGGTTGGAACTTAGGAATTCCTTATGGATTCTGCGCTACGGGGTGCATGGGTCTTTCATCTGCCACGGTGTACACCACAATCGTCCATGTTATGAATGACACAGGATTCTTGGTCGCAGGAGCAGGGACGAATGTCAGCATAGGAACGGATGGATTAGACCCAATAGTCATCGTAAATGATGACCCCGGCATAACAAGACCAAACCACCCAAGCGATCAGTATTATAGCAATTCGACAGGTATTCACACACTTGGAAACTTGAAAATCGGTAGTGGAGTTTCCATCAATGACTTCCCGACAGCGATTCTTGCACAAGGATCGGCGAGAGTGAGTGTAGAGGGAGTTCAACTTCAAGGCAACTACATCGGTATAAACTCCAAAGAGTCCTCCGTTGTGAGTGTTGCAGATTCTATTATCAATCGAAATGTCTTTGGAATGGTTGTGCAAAATAACTCAAACGCCAAACTTTTGGCTTCGATTGATGGTGTCTCGACACCAAATATTGTAAGCCGAAACAATGTAGGAATCGTGGCACATGAGGGTGGAAGTGTTCGTGTTGCCAATACAATATTCCGTGAAAATCCCGCACTGGTTGCACTTGAGTCCATGAATGTAAAATTGGATTCGTTGGTTGCAGATGTTCCATATAGATGGTTAGGTGCATCGGGTGACAACGGTATTTCTGGAGGCTCGGGAGATCCGGGTGTTTCTGGCGGAACGCCGGGTTCGTTCATAACACAAGACTTCGGTGTTTATGGCACGAATTTCTCCGTGTATCTTGGAAATAGCACGGCCACGATCAAAGAGCCTTCTGATGCCAGTTCGTATTTGTATGGTTTGGGTTCTTCCGAGTTGAGAGACCTCAAGATGCTCTCGTCTGATATTAGAATCGAGACCGCAAATACTGCAAATCTCGCTTCTACTGCAACTCAAATTCTTAATAAGACAACAAATGTCGTGACAGACGGTGGATCGGCATTTATTAGAAGTACGAAAAATTCGGCGTACGGAGCAAATATTACCGCCCCGACTGACGAGGTATAAATGGCAACTTTCAAACACATCGGCGAAACGATTTATATTGATGATTTGGAAATCCCCCTTTCGCTCTTTCTCGTATTGGAACCGCAATACGGAGTCGCAAAGGGTATGGAGTCACTTATCTACAAAGACGGAATTTTAAAAGTTCGTGTTGATGGTATCACAAACACCCTCTCAAACTGGCCGAATGGCGACCGATATATCGCCAGAAAGAATGATTTCGCAACCCTGATTCGGCTGACGCAGAAAGAAGACAAAGAGATCAATGAAGAGGTCAGTAAAATAGCCAGACCCGAAGAATGCAGAATGGGTGAATATCCATCATATAATGACTTGATTGTAGCCCTTTGGGAACACATTGTTGAGGGTAAAGATCCCAAAGATTCGGGTGTGGAGGACCTTCAGGCCAAGAGGGTTGAAATAAAGAATAAATACCCCCTGAAGGAGACCACTGATGGCGCAGATAAGGTCAAGGGAAGGACTGAGACAGTACTGCCTAAGGGCACTCGGCGAACCCGTAATCGAAGTAAACATAGCGGATGAACAGGTTGAAGACCGTCTTGATGATGCCCTGCGATTCTTCTCTGAATATCACTTCGACGGCGTGGAAAAGGTCTACCTGAAGTATCAGGTCACCGCTCAGGACATCTCAAACGGCTACATTGAGATGAAGGCGGACAATACAGGTTTCTCCGCATCCGAGCGACAGTTCACATCGGTTGACGGTGAGAATGTTTATTTGGAAGATTTGGTCACAAGCGTGACCCGTATCTTCCCGTTTACTCAGCAATCAGTCGGTATGTTTGACATTCGCTATCAATACGCATTGAACGACTTGTATACCTTCGGAACCATTGACCTTGTTCAGTATGACCTCACTCAGCAATACCTTACTCTGCTTCGTCAATATTTGAGTCCTGACAAGAGCGTCAGATTCAATCGTGTTCAAAACAGGCTCTATATTGATATGCAATGGGCATCAAGTGTTTCGGCGGGTATGTATCTCATCATAGAATGCTATCGTATTCTTGACCCCCGTATCTACCCCGAAATTTATGAGGATCGTCTTCTCAAGAAATATGCTGTTGCCCTTTTCAAGCGACAGTGGGGTCAGAATCTGTCAAAATATTCGGGAATCAAACTACCAGGCGACATCACTCTTGATGGCAAGACTATGTACACGGAGGCTGTGGCTGAAATTGATACAATTGAAAAAGACATTATCAACAAGTATGAACTTCCCGCCGACTTCATGATGGGATAAGGAGAATCATTTGGCACTCAATCCATACATTCGGGTGAATGACAAGACCTACTTCCCAGAGCGTAATCTGGTGGAGGACTTGACGATTGAAGCCATCAAGATTCACGGGCAGGAGATGTTTTACATTCCTCGTGAGTTGGTGAAGCGTGACGATTTCTTCGGTGAGTCTCGCTACTCCCGTTTCACCAAGTTCAAGATGATCGAGATGTACATGGACACCACCACGGCGTTCGAGGGTGGCGACACATTTACGAAGTTCGGATTTGAGATTCGGGACAGCGTGAAGTTCACCGTGTCCCGCAAGCGGTTTACACGAGAGACAGGAAAACAGAGACCCTTGGAAGGAGACCTGTTGTACCTGCCCCTCAATAGAGGATTGTTCGAGATCAAGTTCGTGGAGCATGAGAACCCCTTCTATCAACTGGGCAAGTTGTTTTCGTACCAGTTGACCTGTGAACTCTTCCAGTACAGCGAGGAGAAGTTCGCTACGGGCGTTCCCGAGATTGATGTCATCAATCAGGAGACGGGCTACAAGTTGCTCGTTACTCTGGGGCAAACATATGGAACAGGAACTTTTGCGAAGGGTGATATCGTACATCAATACGAGAATGGATCGTTTACGGGAGGACTTTCGGGTGCGACTCAAAGGACGAAAACCGCAAGCGGGACAGTCATCTCGGTTGACAACAAACAATCTCCGCAAGTACTTTCTGTTGCCGACCTATCTGGCCTTTGGGTCACAGGCGGAGCGGCGACCTCCTACATAACTAAATCTGACCAAAGCATTTGGGCAAGTGTATCTACAGCGGATGACAAGATGGGAATACTTAGCGAGTCGAAGAACGATGAAATTGAATCAGAAGCAGATCAGATCATCAACTTCAGTGAGAAGAACCCGTTTGGAGACCCCTGATAAATGTTTGAATATTTCTATCACGGAACTATCAGAAAAGTTGTAATAGCGTTTGCATCGCTATTCAACGAGATATACATCTCTCGTAAGGACGAAAACGGGGTCGAAATCGAGAGATTTAAGGTTCCAGTTGCATATGGCCCACAGCAAAAATTTCTTCGTCGCTTAGATCGCATCGGTGATGATTTTGACAAAAATCAAATTCGATTGGAAACCTACCTTCCCCGCATCGCATTTGAGATAACAAATTTTCAATATGACTCAACTCGCAAATTAAATACCATTCAACAGACTGCGGCCTACTATTCATCCAGTCGTGATAAGTTGTACAAGAGATATGAGCGTGTTCCCTATAACTTGACATTTACGGTCAGTGTCATGAGTAAGACGATGGATGATGCTCTCCAAATAATGGAGCAGATTTTGCCCTACTTTGGTCCAGAGTATACATTCACCATAAAGGCGGTTGACAATACGGATCAAGATGTGGATATTCCAATCGTATTTTCATCCGCCACATTGAACGATGGTGATGACGGAAGTTATGGTGATTATGCGAGCAGAAAAGTTACTTTAGCAAATATGCAATTTGTCGCTAAAGTTTATCTATACGGACCTGTGAAAACTCAGCGTGTTATTACGGCATCGAATGTCAATATATTCGATACCAAGTGGCTCAATGCGACTGGTCCGACATACGCCAATATCAATGCTGTTCCAAAGGCAGGCGTTACGGCGGGAAGTTACTTTATTTCGGTGACAGGGCCGGGGCCAACAGGCGGAACAGGCGACAAGGCTACCATAACGATCACGGAATACCCGAACGGATAGTGAACCATGAACAACAAGTCTGATATGAATATTGCGAAGGCTCTCGACATCAACCTCCCAGAGGTCGTTGAGGAGAAGCCACTCGCCCCCGTAGAGCCTCCCAAAGCCCTCACGGGCGAGTACCAGTCTCAGGATGCCGACAAGGACTACGAAGAGGTCAGGCGCAATCTGAAGGTGGTTATTGAGCAATCCAACAGTGCCATCCAAGGCATACTGGAACTGGCCGAAGACAGCCAACAGCCCCGTGCGTACGAGGTCGTTGCCCAACTCATCGGACAGACATTGGAAGCCAACACCAAACTGATTGACCTGCACAGGCGCATGAAGGACATCAAGAAGACCGAGGCGGTCAAGCAAACCAATGTGACCAACAACAGCATCTTCGTCGGTTCTACCAACGAACTTCAGAAGATGCTCCGTGACGCACGCAAGAAGGTTGACAATGAGGCCGAAGGTAAGCAATGAAGAAGACAGATGACACTTATTTGGGCAATCCCCTCATCAAGGGGAGCGGCATTCAGATTGAGTTCACGGAAGACCAACTCAAGGAGTACATCCTTTGCTCCCAAGACCCCGTGTACTTCATGGAAAAATACATGAAGATCGTGACTTTGGATCACGGCCTGACCCAGATCAAGTTATATGACTTCCAGAGAGACATCGTTAGAACCGTCCACAGCAACCGATTCACCATCTGCAAGATTCCCCGTCAGTCAGGAAAGACCACGGTCCTCATCGGAGAAGTTGTCCACCAGATTGTCTTCAACCCGAACTACAAGGTCGCCATCCTCGCCAACAAACTCAAGACCGCCACGGACATCATGGACCGTGTGAAACTGGTTTACGAGAACCTGCCGAGGTGGATGCAACAGGGCGTGGTGGAATGGAACAAGACAAGCATCGCCTTGGAGAACGGTTCCAAGGTCGTGGCCGCATCCACCTCGTCCAGTGCCGTCCGTGGTTCGTCCTATAACTTCCTGCTTCTGGACGAGTTCGCCTTCGTGCCCGACCAGATTGCCGAAGACTTCTTCGCCTCGGTCTACCCCACCATCACGGCAGGCACGACCACCAAGACGGTCATCGTGTCCACCCCGAACGGTATGAACCTGTTCCACAAGTTGTGGACGAACGCCAAGAATGGTCGTTCGGACTTTGTTCCTGTGGAGGCCCACTGGTGGCAGGTTCCTGGTAGGGATGAGAAGTTCAAGCGGGAGACCATCAAGAACACCTCGGAACGCCACTGGACTTCGGAATACGAATGCGAGTTCCTCGGCTCTCAGGACACACTCATCAAGGCATCCAAGATTGCATCCCTATCATTTTCCGAACCAATTGCTCAGAGTCCCGATGGTTTGACTGTCTATGAAAACCCCAAACCGAACCACCTTTATATGACCCTCGTGGATACAAGCAGGGCAATAGGACAGGACTACCACGCCATGACGGTCGTGGATGTGACCGAACTGCCCTATAAGGTTGTCGCCAAGTACCGCAACAACCAACTCCCCGCCGCCATCTACCCGAATGTCATCATGAACATCGCCACTAAGTATAACTCGGCGTATGTGTTGGTTGAGATCAACGACATCGGACAGCAGGTGGCCGACATCCTCCGTGACGAACTGGAATACGACAACATGATTGAGGTTGTCGTTAAGGGTAAAAAAGGTCAGAAACTCGGTGTAGCCTTCGGCGGAGCAAGAACATACAACGGCATCAAGATGTCCTCCAGTATCAAAAAAATCGGGTGCATGGCCCTAAAAGAAATGATTGAAGGGGACAAACTTATCCTGAATGATTACGATATTATCTCGGAGTTCAGCACCTACATCTCCAAGGCGAACTCTTATGAGGCAAGCACGGGTTACCACGATGACCTTGTGTCCACCCTTGTCATGTTCGGGTGGATGACCACTCAGCCGTACTACAAAGATTTGGTGGACATAGATATTCGTAGGCGACTCTATGAAGAGAAACTGAAGAAGATTGAGGACGATCTAACTCCCTTTGGGTTCTTTTCCGACGAAACGGATGACGAAGCCGAAACAATTAGGGCACTTGCGGAAGAGGGTCGAAAGAAGAGCATAAACCGCAAGGATACATCATGGATGGCCGATGCAGAGGACATTCTCTGAAATAATCAAAGGTATAAATATCCTTTGATATAAAAGTCCCAGATTATCAAGGAGATGACTAAATGGCATTTCAACTTTCACCAGGCGTAAATGTTACGGAGCGGGATCTTACAACGATTGTCCCTGCCGTAGCCACCACTAATGCCGCTTTTGCGGGTCTTTTCAACTGGGGTCCAGTTGATAAGGTTGTATTGATTGACAGCGAAAATAATCTTGTCAAAACATTTGGTCTTCCTAATAATGACAACTATCAGTACTTCTTCTCTGCCGCAAACTTCCTCTCTTATGGAAACAACCTCTCGGTTGTTCGTTCCCTTAGAAATAAAACGAAGGCGAGAAATGCCACACCAAACGGATTGACAGGCACAACTGCTAATCCAAATCTTTTTAGAAACGAAGATTATTATGGCAATGCAAACATGACTGGGCATGGTGCTTTCGTTGCCCGATATCCGGGCGAGTTGGGAAATTCTCTTCGTGTTGAAGCATTCGGTACGAAGAGTGGAGCGGCTGGCTATAGCGATTGGGATTACTCGGATGAATTTGATAAGAAACCAGGCACAAGTGAAACGCTTGCCGCTCTTGGAGGCTCTGGAGATGGAATGAATCTTGTCGTTGTTGACAAGACTGGTTTGTGGACAGGAACACCTTTAACTGTTCTTGAGCGTTTTGAAAATCTCTCTTTGTACGAAGATGCTTATGACGCAAATGGAGTATCCCGATATTTCAGAAACAGAATCAATGAGGATTCAACTTACATCTTTTGCCCAGAAACTCCAAGAATTGTTGATACATTAAGTATGATGGGTATGTCAGCAGGTGCGGCTGTCGGAACGGCTGATTTTGATCTTACTATAAACACAGGGCTTACATGGGCTGGTGCTACTGGAGCATGGATCACTTTCGGAAAACTTAGATACGATTTGGCTGGTGGTATTGGAGAAACTGCTCCAACTGAAGAAATCAACTACGCCGACATTGCTTTCGGTGAGGCAAGTGCATCTGGTGGATACGATATGTTCAAAGACCCTGAATTGATTGATGTAAATCTTATCATCGGTGGTCCAGAATACCAAAACTCCTCTCCATCAGGAACAACTGTCGCTAAACTTATCAAAGATCGTATTACCGATGTTCGTAAAGATTGCGTGTTGTTCTGCTCGGCCCCGATCTCAAACCCCGCATTGACGGAGACACAGAAGAAGGACATCGCAATCGCTTATAGAAATAACATCGGCTCTTCTTCTTATGTGGTGATCGACAGCGGTTACAAGTATATGTACGACATCTACAACGACAAGTATCGTTGGGTTCCATTGTGCGGTGATATTGCAGGTCTCTGCGCCCGCACAGATGTCACTAATGATCCTTGGTGGTCACCCGCAGGCTTCAATCGTGGTCAGGTCAAGGGCGTAGTCAAATTGGCCTTCAACCCAACCCTGACATTCCGTGACGAGTTGTACAAGAACAACATCAATCCCGTAGTAACCTTCCCAGGTGAAGGCACGGTTCTTTATGGTGATAAGACCGCTCAGGCCAAGCCCTCGGCGTTCGACCGCATCAATGTTCGTCGCCTCTTCATCGTGCTTGAGAAGGCGATTGCAACGGCTTCGAAATACAGCCTGTTCGAATTCAATGATGCGTTTACCAGAGCGCAGTTCCGCTCACTCGTTGAGCCGTTCCTGCGTGATGTCCAGTCTCGCCGTGGTCTTTATGACTTCAAGGTCGTTTGCGATGAAAAGAACAACACCCCAGAGGTCATCGACGGCAACCGCTTTGTCGCTGACATCTATATCAAACCCGCCCGTAGCATCAACTTCATTCAGTTGAACTTCATCGCTACGAGAACGGGTGTGTCGTTCTCTGAGGTCGGAGCCTAATTTAGTCTCTAAATAGAATAAGGAGAACATCACAAATGAGTCAGTTCAGTATCGACGCTTTCAGAGCAAATCTTCTCAACGGTATTGCTCGTAACAACCTGTTCCTCGTTCAGGGTAATTTCCCAGGTGCAAGTTTGGGTGCGGTGAACTTCGCCGCCGCCGCCGCAGGATCTCTGCTTGGTGCGGCGGCAGGAGCCGCCGTTGGTGCTGTGGGCGCATTGGCCGCAGGTACAAATGACAACTCCAGAGTTTCATTTCTTGTACAATCCGCCGACATCCCACAGTCAACCATCGCCAAGGGCGCAATCAACTATATGGGCCGTCAGTTTCAATTCCCTGGCGACCGCAGTTATGCTGATTGGCCAATAACCGTATATAACGATGGTGATTATACCCTTCGCAAGGCTTTTGAGAAGTGGATGAATCTTATCAACTCGGGTAAGACCAACATTGGTCCGAATGCCATGAACGCATATATGACGGATTGGTTTATTTCCCCGCTTACTCGTGAAGGAAATGCAATCACGACATATAAACTGGTTGGCTGTTGGCCGACTATTATCGGAAACATCGGCATGAACATGCAACCTGATGCCAACCCATCGACATTCCAAGCGACGATTGCTTACCAGTACCATGAAATTGCGAACATCACAACCTAAGTAAATTTGAATAAGGATTTGTAATGGCAGAACTATTTGGGTTCAAATTAGAGCGCACTAAAAAGCAGAAGCAGGAGATGAAAGCACTGAAATCGTTCGTGGTTCCCACCACGGACGATGGTGCTATTCCTGTAGAAGCGGGTGGTTTTTACGGGCAGTACATCGACCTTGATGGAACTGTCCGTAATGACTTTGAACTTGTCATGAAATATCGTGAAATGGCAATGGACCCAATTACGGAAATTGCGATTGATGATATTGTCAACGAAGGAATTGTTCTGGGAGAAAAAAAGTCACCCGTCAAGATCATCCTTGACCGCCTCAAGCAACCCGATAATATCAAAGAGAGGATACACGAGGAGTTCCGAAACCTCCTCCGTGTTCTTCAATTTGAGACTAAGGGTGCTGACATCTTTCGTCGTTGGTATGTGGACAGCCGTGTCTACTTTCATGTCATCATTGACGAAGAGAACCCTCAGAAGGGCATCCTTGAACTTCGTTATATTGACCCCATGACCATCACGAAAATTCGTGAGTTCAAGAAAGAGACCCTGAAGGATGGCACGAAGGTCATCGCAGGTTATCGGGACTTCTACATTTACAACAAGGATACTGCCCGTCAGGGTGGTAATATCTCAGGTACAAAAATCAGCGATGACGCAATCGCATTCTGCTCATCAGGCTTGATGGACAGCCGCTACAAGCGTATTGTAGGTTTTCTCCACAAGGCCATCAAGCCCCTTAACCAACTCCGAATGTTGGAAGATGCCGTAGTCATCTACCGCATCTCCCGTGCGCCCGAACGCCGCATATTCTACATTGATGTCGGTAACTTACCCAAAACAAAAGCCGAACAATATGTCAAGGGCCTGATGAATCAGTACCGTAACCGTCTGGTTTATGATGCAGGTTCTGGTGAAATTCGTGATGACCGCAAGTTCATGTCGATGCTTGAGGACTACTGGCTTCCTCGTCGTGAAGGTTCCAAGGGTACGGAAATCACTACCTTACAGGGTGGTGCGAACCTTGGCGAACTGACCGATGTGGTTTACTTCCAGAAGAAACTCTACCGTGCCCTTTCGGTTCCCGTTAGCCGTCTGGAGCAGGACAAACAGTTCATGTTGGGTCGGTCAACTGAAATCACCCGTGATGAAGTTCGGTTCTCCAAGTTCATTCATCGTCTTCGCACACGGTTTGCTGAATTGTTCTATGACCTTCTCAAGAAGCAATTGATTCTCAAGAAGATCATCACGCAGGATGATTGGCCCCACTTCCGTGAGGCCATCTATTTTGACTTCATCAAAGACAACCTTTTCACGGAACTCAAAAACGCCGAGGTTCGTGAGCGTCAGGTGGCCGAGTTAGGTAATATTAAACCATACATAGGTAAGTACTATTCTCACGATTGGGTTCGTAAGAATGTGCTTGGCCAATCCGAGTCCGAGATTCGGGATATGGATAGGCAGATTGAGCGTGAGCGTAACCAAGGTAAGATTGAGGCTGATACGAGTTCGTTCGGTCTCATGTAAGGACACAGGATGGAAAAGGACACAGAAGACATCCTCAAGACGGTTATCGAGACTCTCATGAAGAAGGAGGCTTCGAAGTTTCGTGGCCTCATTCAGAAGGAACTCGCATCGAAAGTTCACTCCAAAATCGAAGAACTGAAAAAGGCTCTGTCTGGTCAGGTGTTGACACAAGAAAGGCCCACAACAGTTAATGAGATTGGCGGCCCTGTTCCATCAGGTATGGCTCCATCCGCTCCTCCTGCCGTAGCACCCGTGAAAACAGGAGACCTAAAAATCGTACCCACAGCCGCAGGTGCGAACAAGGACGATGTTTCGCTTGACCCCAACTTTGAGAAGGAATACTTCTACAAGGCGTATGAGTACAAAGGCCAGAGTATTATTGTCAAGCAAGTTGGTATAGGTTTCGGCAAGCCCGTTCGTGTGTATATCAACGACCGCCGATGGGAGTTCTTCCCTGGCCCGAAGACCGCAGAGAAAGCAACCAAGCAGTACATTGACTCCATGGTTAAGTCCGCTAAGAAAGATCCCGAACTGGCCGCAAGCATGACCAATAAGGTCAAGGCCGATAAGAAGGCGGGTGTCGCCGCCGCCCCACCGCAGGCTGATGCGGCTAAGGAAGAAGCCCCAAAACCTAAGAAGTAAGAGGAAGCCATGAACCACGAAGAACCAGTTAACGAAGCAGTAGATGTAGATGCCCGCACAGGTATTTTCAAGCGCACGCTGACTCGCCTTGAGCAGAATCGTCTCAAGCGTGAAGGCAAGATTGATAAGTATGCAGGTCTTTACAATGACGGAAGCGGTCGTGGAGCATCGGTTCCGAATCCCATCAACCTTAAAAAAGAAAGTCAGAGGTTATCCGTGGAAATCGACGGTCGTATCAAGGGCCTCCGTGAGGCAATGAAGCGTGTAGAGATGTATCGCAAACTCCGTGAGGAGAAAAAGAAGAAGACCCTTATGAGTGCTTGGAAAGAGGAGACTGAGGTCACGGAAACCGAGGGCAAAGAAGTAAGCCTTCAAGAGGCCACGGGTCTTACCAAAGGCCAAATGCTTGACGCTTCCGACCGCAATGGTCGTGGTTGGGTCGTGCGTGAGGAGGAACTCTCTCCCGCCCAGAAGAAGTACCGTGAGTTCTTCCAGAAGGCTCTGGAGAAGTTCGGTGCGAAGTCACCCGCCGACCTTGACGATGCCAAGAAGAAGAAGTTCTTCAACTACATCAAGAAGAACTATGAGGGTGATGCGGCTAAGGCGGCTAAGGATATCGGCGTGGACCCTGATAAGATTCCTGCCGACGATGCCCGCAAGATCGCCAAGAAGAAGGCCGAACTGGACAAGATTGTCGCCAAGCACAAGTAATGCCAAAGGTTCGTCTCAACTTCGGTAGCCCAGAGAAAGCGAAGCAATTCGCCGACCATTTTGGCATCGTTGGCATTCGTGCCACCGCTGTTCAAGAGGGCCGTTCCGTTGTTGTGACCACCCCAGACGATAAGTCCGTTCGCTTCATCAAGAGCATGGCCGAGGACATTCGTGGAGATGGTCGTGCTGACCAATACATCAGCGTGTTCCTCCGAATGACCAAAGCATCAGCGATGAGCGGAGATGGTGTTGACTTGAAACTTCTTGATGGTTCATTGGTTCGGATGGAATCCACCTTTGCCAAAAGGTTCCTGATGCTCCATGAGAAGTTGGGTGACGAGGCCCGTAGAAATATGTGCTTCATCACAATTCAAGGCAAGGACAGCCACTCTAAAGCGGTTGACTTTGTGATGGGGAGGGACTGATGGCAGGAACAATAACCATCAGAGACATAGTTAAGACACAGAAAAGATGTGTTAAGCACATCACGCTTAGTAACTATGAGTTTGATACACCGCTTGACGATGTGATAGCACTTGCATATAGAATCGGAATTACTGGGTCATCCTTTGACGCAATAGGCGGGGCAAACGGTTTGCCATTTATTTCTGGTATTACGGCGGGGTCACCAAAAATCTCACGAGTCAGATGGAGTTGGCAAAATAACACATCATCACCTTCAATGGCTTTGATTTTTCATGATGGACAAGGCTCGGAAAGTGAAGACAGACTTCTTCATCCACCGAATGAGACCGCATATTCGTATCAGAATGCGATAGTTCTAAATGGAACTGACGGGGATTTTTCGTTTGAAAGTTTTAGCATCAAAAATTCCGCCACCACACCCACGGGCTTTCTTTATTTGAGTGATTCCAGATACGATGGCTTTATACCAGTTGGAACCGTGACTGGCACTATGACAGTTGAATTCGTGCTTTGAAGAAAATGCTAAATAATATCATATCTAAGAGGATAGCATGGCAACTAAACAGAATCTTGTAACCACCCAACGCCGTCATGTGGCAAAAGTAAACTTTGTCGCTGAATCCGCAGGTATGTCTTTCGGATTGACGGGTTCTGTTTTTGATGCGATTGGTGGTGCGGATGGTGTCCCGTTTATTGCGGGTATTACGGCGCAAACCCCCTCGCTTTCAAGAATTATTTGGACTTCAAACGGCTCAACATTCGGCTATCACTTGAAGTTCGGTCCAGATAATAATAGCGGAATGACCGCCATGTCGGTATTTGGAGCGAATGGAGAGTTTGCTTTTGAGCGCATGACAATCAAAAACACCGCTCCTACTCCTGATGGATTTTTCCATGTGAAACCCACTGCGGTTGTCACGGGAACCGTCATCCTTGAATTCGTCCTGTAAGTAAAAGGAAACAAATGAAACTCATCACAGAGGTCAACGAGGGCATTGAAATCGTCACCGAAGCCGCCGCCAATGGCGAGAAGAAGTACTTCATTGAAGGCATCTTCCTTCAGGGCGACATCACCAACCGCAATAAGCGGCGGTATCCGATGGAGATGCTCAAGGAGAAGGTTCACAGTTATATCAAGGAGTTTGTGGAACAGAAGCGTGCCTTCGGCGAACTCGGCCACCCAGACGGCCCCACCATCAACCTTGAGCGTGTGTCCCATATGATTACCGAACTCAAGCAGTCGGGCAAGGACTTTGAGGGCAAGGCTAAAATCATGGATACCCCCTATGGCAAAATCGTCAAGAATCTGATTGACGAAGGAGCCAAGTTGGGCGTGTCCAGTCGTGGAATCGGCTCCATTGAAGAGAAGAATGGCGTAAATGTTGTAAAGGATGACTTCCGTCTCGCTACAGCCGCTGATATCGTAGCCGACCCTTCGGCTCCTGCGGCGTTCGTGCGAGGCGTTATGGAGGGTAGAGAATGGGTATACGAAAATGGCCTTCTGAAAGAGAGGGACATTGAAGAAATCAAGAAAACCATCAGTAAGACCTCTTCCCGAAGACTGGAAGAGGCTTACTTGAAAGCATTTGAGAAGTTCGTAACTAAACTCTAAATAAGCATAAATAACCAATACGAAGGAGATAACTGATGGATTCCATCCACGATAACGAAGTTGAAGAAATCCTTGAAGTTGAAGAGGAAGTCACGGAAACTGATGACACTCTTGACGAGCAGGATAGCAAAATCACACAAGCCGCTAACCTCAAAGCCGTTGGCAAGAAGACCAAGCCTCCGATGAAGATGAAAGAGGAGGAAGAGGAAGAAGAGGAAGAGGAACTTGACGAGGGTGCGGCGAACGCCAATCCTCAGGTCAAGGCTGGTAAGGGCAAATATGTCGGCCTTTACAAGGATGGCACTGGTAAGGGTGCTGTTATCCCTGAACCCACCGATGTTGAGCAACCTGAGAAGGGTGAGTCGCAGAAGAAACTCAAGGCGAATGTGGCCGCTAAGAAGGCCATGCGTGAGGAGATTGACACTCACATGAACGCCATGTTTGACGGCGAGGAACTCTCTGAGACCTTCCGTACCAAGGCTTCCACCATCTTTGAGACCGCTCTCAACGAGCGTGTACAGGCCATCCAGACCGAACTGGAAGAGGAATACAACAACCGTCTGGTTGACGAAGTGGACTCCATCAAGAAGGGTCTCTCCGAGCAACTTGACTCATACCTCTCATATGTCGTTGAGGAGTGGATGGAAGAGAACAAGATTGCCGTGGAGAAGGGCATCCGTACTGAGATCGCCGAAGAATTCATGAGCGGTCTCCGTGGTCTCTTCCTTGAGCATAACATTCAAGTCCCCGAATCCAAGGTGGACATTGCTGACCAGATGGCGGAAGCCGTTGACGGTCTCAAGGTTCAGTTGGATGAAGAGATGAACCGCAACATCGCTCTCAAGGCTGAAATCGCTGAATACCGCAAGGCGGCGATTTTGAGCGAGGCCACCTCTGACCTCGCTGAAACCGAGAAGGAGCGTTTCGCTGTTCTCACCGAGGACATCTCGTTTGACGACGAAGATGAACTCCGCAACAAGGTGCAGATTATCAAGGAGTCCTACTTCGGTGGCAAGAAGGCCGTGATTCGTGAAGAGAACTTTGTCTCTCATGAAGACCCGACCGATGCCGTTGAGGGTGGAGAAGTCCCTGCTAATCTCACCGAATCAATGAGTTCCTATACCGAAATGATTTCCCGACTGAATCGTCGGTAATCTAACACTTAGATCCCATAAATAACCATATCCAAAAGGAGAAAAATCAATGGATCTGACCATTTCTGAAGCACTTCAGCGTAAGTGGAAGCCGATTCTGGAACACTCGGAACTTCCCGAAATTAAGGATGCGTACAAGAGAGCCGTAACAACTATGCTCTTGGAGAATCAGGAGCAGTACCTCAAGGAAGCCGCTCCTACCAACTTCAGCGGCGCAACGATTGGCGGTCAAGACGGCGGCGGTAATGTCGCTCGTTGGGACCCCATTCTTATCTCGCTTGTTCGTCGTGCGATGCCTAACCTCATCGCCTACGATATCTGCGGCGTTCAGCCGATGAGCGGTCCTACGGGACTTATCTTCGCCATGCGTAGCCGTTACATCAACCAGACTGGTCCTGAGGCTCTGTATCAGGAAGCCGATACCGCTTTCGGTGGTTCGGGTTCTACTGGTGCAACCGCCGCAGGTGTGTACACCACAAGCACCTTCGAGAACGCCGCTGGTGTTGATCCGTTTGAGACTGACAACGGCCCCCGTAAGCCAAACGGTCTCGATCCCGCCGCTAACTCCGCTCAGAACGGTGGTATTGCTCGCCGTACAATTGATGGTGAAGCCCTCGGTGATTCTACCAACAATCAATTCCCCCAGATGGCCTTCTCGATTGAGAAGACCACGGTCGAAGCGAAGACTCGTGCGCTCAAGGCTGAGTACACGATGGAACTCGCTCAGGACTTGAAGGCGATTCACGGTCTCGATGCCGAAACCGAACTCGCTAACATCCTGTCGAGCGAAATCCTCGCCGAAATCAACCGTGAGGTTGTCCGTGTTCTCTATCAGAACGCCAAACTCGGTGCAAGAACAGGCACGACCCAGACCTCTGGCGTGTTTGACTTGAATGTTGACTCCAACGGTCGTTGGTCGGTCGAGAAGTTCAAGGGCTTGCTCTACCAAATCGAGCGTGAATGTAACATGATCGCCAAGGAAACTCGTCGTGGCAAGGGTAACTTTATCCTCTGCTCGGCGGATGTCGCCTCGGCCCTCAGCATGGCTGGCATCCTTGACTACGCCCCTGCTCTCTCCACGAACCTCAATGTGGATGACACGGGCAACACCTTCGCAGGTGTTCTCAACGGTCGCCTCCGTGTGTACATCGACCCCTACGCTTCCATGACGACTTCTCACGACTTCTTCATGGCTGGCTATAAGGGTTCCTCGGCGTACGATGCAGGTATGTTCTACTGCCCGTATGTGCCGCTCCAGATGGTTCGTGCGGTCGGTGAGCAGTCCTTCCAGCCGAAGATCGGCTTCAAGACTCGCTACGGCCTCGTGAACAACCCCTTCGCTACGATTTCGGCAGGTGCTGTCTCGCAAGACCCGTATGCTTCGGCATCTCGTCGTGCGAACATCTACTACCGCATCGTGAAGGTCACGAACCTGTTCTAATAGAACTGGTTGGTAGTCTGAAAGTTTATCCGAAGGGTGGGGCTGAAAGGCCCCACCTTTTCTTTTTGGCATAGATACAAGGTCACAATAACCTTCTATAAGGAAACTCATATGGCCAAATTGGTACTTCCCAAGGATGATTTTGACGGCACATTCCTCTGGCTCCTTTGGGACAAACCCCCCGTGGACCACCCGATGAACAAGTCGGGAAATGTAAATGTCATCGCCCGTACACGCTCTGGATGGGCACTCGACTCCGACATTCCAAGCGACACATACGGCAAGTATGGCGAGTTCAATGCCACCACCAACCCCAACGGATGGGACCGTGAGTTCTACACCAAAGCAAACGCCATCAAGGTGGGCAAGCGTCTGGCCGATTGGTTTGAGTATCAGAGCCTCTACAAAGGTAAGGGTCAGGCGCACAAGGGCACATATGGTGGCGCAATCTTCATTCACAACTGGGGATGCGCCGACGAAGGCCCCACGCTTTTCAGAGAGACCGAAGACCTCGCTTCCGATTGCCTCACTCTCAATGACTTCGCAGGATACACGAACGCCGCCGAAGCACTCGCTCTTCGCTCTGGCATGAAGTACAGCGTTGGATTCAGCAAGAACGCCGTAGCCAAATCAACATCCGAAACCGTGGTAAACGGCAAAACGATTCTCGGCATCAGCAAGTGGATGGAGACGGCGATGTGGAGCATGAAGGCCGAGTGCGATGCTCGTAACCTTTGCTACCCTCTCTACCTCGCACAAGACCTTGAGAACTTTGAGCCTTATCTGTTCAAGTTGGTAGGCTTCTCACGCAAGCCCGCCACGACATCCGCTCTCGCATCCGAGTTCCCGAAAGAGTGGGCATCCTCACCGTGGCGTGCGGCGATGGCCGACCCACGATACTCAACGGAAGTGGTCTATGAGGACTGGGACGGCACTCAATGGGTGGGCAAGACACTCAAAGATGCCTACACCGAAGCGGGTCTGCCCGTGTTCAAGAATGACGAGTTCTTCGTCTCGTTCACCAACAATGACTTCACCCGCAAGATGGCCCCCTACATGGCGAAAATCGCTGACTACGGTCTCAACAAGATGCTGTATGAGCCTATCAAGAAGGTCTTCCCGAACATCAAGTGTGGCAACTACAACACCGTGATTCCCACATCAAGCGACCCCGCCAACATCTACTTTGACATCATGAACAACTGGATGTATCAGCCAAGCAAGACTTTCACCGACAAGAACCCAGCGGGCAAGCGTCACTTCCGTGGAGACTTCTCTTCGCCCGTGTGCTATTCGCCCGTGTTGAAGACGGGAACTCAGACCATCTACCGATACGACCCATCTCAGTTCAACGCTAACTTCGCCACTCAGTACAAACAAAACCCGTCCACTCCGATGATGGGCCACCCATTCGGAACCACAAGCGCAGACATCTACCGCAACTTCCTGAAACAGCGTGTTCGCTCGTTGACCGTGAACAATCCCACCGCCTGCATTCCTTGGATTGAATGTCCTGGTGCTAAAGTTTGTGACGGCCCCACATACGCCGTTCATACCTCCACCGTGGATGACCTTCTTGA